TCAAAATTGCCCCTTCAGGATCTCAGTTGGTAGTGACAGTTCGACCTCTGTCCAGTGGGTCTCGTGACCCTGCTGGTAATGCCTGGTGATCTTCTCGTCTGTGTGTGCCATCAGTAGCTGAACGTCCTTTCGGCGCTCCTCTCCAAAAGCTTTATTGAATAGATGACTGCCAAGGGCTCTGATTTCGTGGAAGCTGGGTCGGGCGCTAGGAGAAACACTATTGAAGTCGCCGCATTCGTCTCGCGTTTCAGCAAAAGCTCGGGTGAGGTAATCGGGTAGTACCTGGTTGGCGTGTTTCCGGCTATCGCCCTTGATCTTTCTTTTTGGTCTGAAGTGAATGATGTAGGGGCACCGTGCGTGCTTTAGGCTTGTCTCTCGAGCGTCATTGATCAGTTTGCGCAGGATCGGTTGCTCATCCAGGTTCCAGCTCAGGTTGCTAGGGTCGGCTCGAAACTCCGCCTGGCTCAGCTGAGCATGGCTTTTGTTGATCTGCTTCCGGAGATAGTTGCTGGCTACGTGTTCATCGAAGCGCAGGTCGCAGATATCCCCGCGGCGCATGGTGGTGACCAGAGATATGCCCATGGCCGTCTGTAGGAAATGCCAACCTTTGTTGCCGGCATGATGGTAGATGCTCCAGAACTGCTCAATGGAAAGCCTCAGGCGCCTTTTGCCGGCGCGAGCCCGCATGGCTACCTGGGGCTTGCTGTCGTCGGTAGAAAAGGGGTTAGCCTTTAGTTTAGGGCACAGCTCTCGCGTAATCAGATGGTTAAAAAATCGCTTGAATTCGGCACGTCTGGCTCGCTGGGCGTTTCCTGTGAATTTGTCCCAGTATTTCTGCATGTCGAGCAGTGTGACCTGGGTGACGCTCGTGTGCGCAAAATCCTTTGATAATCGCCTGAGATATCCCTTCCTGTCTCGCCAGCTGGCTTTCCGTGCAAGATACGGATCCCTTGATTCTCGCTCTCCAATGAAGTCCTCAACGTGGCGTTCAAAGCTCGTGCGGGCTGCCTTTTGCGCCCTGGCTTGGGGGGTGGGTAATTCAGGGTTTGACCGCTCCAGGTTGAGCTGTGTGGCCAGTGCGATCGCTTGGTCTGTAGGCGCTTCAAAGTGGAAAAAAGTGCCGTTGGCCTTTTTGTATCGCCAGCGGTTAGCGATTTTGCGTTGATGCTGGTAGAGGTTTTCAGGCAGTTCCTGGCCTTCAAAAACCCTTTTCTTGGTGCCCATGTTGGTATCTCGATTTTAGTCCATCCTGTTGATCATAGATGACTGAGTGTTTTTTAGTCAACTTAGGCGGCCCTGGCTTTGTCTAGCAGCGCCTGAAAGTCGTCCTGGGGTGTGGGTTCTGGAGGCTCGGGATCGGTGGCGTCATCTGCCTCAATTTCGGTGTTTGACTCGAGTAGCACAGCAGTTCTGTCTGGATCCACAAACAGTTTGCCTCCAATGATTCTGCCGTGGATCACCTTGGTTCGGATCCACTTTTCGACGGTGCGAGGGCCAACCCCTCCCTCGGGGAAGACTTCGCGAATCCATTGTTGGGCAGTGATCAGCTTAAGCATCTTCTAAATTAACTGTCTGGGTTCAAGGTTCAATCAGTTGTAGGGAGTTGCGTGGCCGGTGGACACGAGCTTGTCATTGATGCTGACGCCGTTCTTCCTGACTACAGCTAACCATCGCCCGTATTTTCCGGTCTTATCTTTAATGGTATTCAAAACGACTGACTGCCCCAGTATTTCCGACCTTAGCCAGTCGCGGGCATCGATTCCGGCCGATCTTGATTTGCCTCTAACCTCTGGAGCGTTAATTCCGAAGAGTCGAATTTTCTGACCTCTAAGCCAAACTCCCAGTCCCAAATCAATATCAACGGTAACCGTATCACCGTCATATACACCGGTTACAGTTGCTGAGTACGTATACATGACATTGTCAGCCTTGCTTTGTTTGATGGGGCTCGAGTTCTGCTTCAAGTTCATCGATTTTTCTTTTCGCTCTGAGGAGCTCCTCTGCAGCTTCCAGGATTGGGTGTGAGTCAAATGGAGTATCAGATTGGTGAAGTAACTCTTTGAGCTTAAATGCTGTATTTTCCATGCTCATGGCGCGGGTATACAGTGGCTCTCTTTTTTCTTCCGGAAACTTTTCCCAGCAATCCGTTGTGCCTGCCTTTAAAATATAGTTTCCATATGAGTTACCAAAATATTCTCCGTAGCTTTCAGTGAAAAATGGTATGGATTGGCTCAGAGATGTTTGGCTTAGGCTGTCGGCCCAAAGGGGCATGTATGCGTTAAAGCTAATGAGTCGAGTGTTATGGTAAGACCGAAAATAGTGGCATATACAGACGTAGTAGGTGAAGTGTCCGATCGCGGATTTAATTGCTTTGGTCGGTTTTCCTCCACAGGAAATTTTCTTGTGTAGCTTCGATAACTGTTGGTGGGATAGGCTTTTCGCGTCTTCCCAGCGGCAAAAGGTTAAGTGTCGTCGAATTTCATTATTCGCATTCTTGGTGTCTTCATCTGGCTGAATGAGTTGGATTGTGTTCATGTTTTCTCCTGGTGTTTCACTGAAGTGTTAATATTTTTGTCCATATAGGACTCTAATCTATAGAGTGATTTGTACATTACCGCTCGATAGCGGCCTTAAATTGCTCCAGCCTCTCGGTGCACTGAGCGATAGTCAGCTCCAGATCCGCAACCACCTCAGAGCAGGGTACAATCCTGGTTTCACAATTCCTTTCTGTCCGGTAGTCAGCAATCTCATCTTCGCTGTAAATTCCGGCCTCATGTAGGTTGCTGGTATATCCACAAAACTTGGGGCGGTACCAATATCCGTTTTTCTTGAGAAGGTATTTCATATTTCTTTTACCACTCATTTCCGCTTTATAGGATCACTTCAAAGAATCCCAGCTGGCCCTTGTACGGGATCGGCTCCATCGGTACCGGGTTCTCAAGTTCGAATCCCCACTGGTCCTTCATGTGCCAGGGTGAGCCGGTCACCCGGCTGCAATCTACCATTTCTACCTGACCGACTATCGCGCCCCGTGGCAGCTCTTTCAGTGGAGGCAGTGTGAGAGGTCTCAGACTGTCATCCAGTGCCAGTTTGGCAAACGCAGCCGCCTCGAAGTACTCGCGCTGGGTGCAACCTTTGGAGGCATGAATCAGCAGAGGCCCGGTGTAGTTCGTGTGCCAGGTGCGATTCTCAATGTCCTTGCCAGCATGGAGTATTAACCATGCCCAGGGCTGCCTGATCGATAGTGCTTTCATTGTTTCTCCAAAGTCGTACAAGACCGCTCTACAACAGAGCGTCCGCAATCTCGATTATCAGCTTCGGGGTTGCCACCTCTTGGAAAGCGGAGTGGTCCTGATCCTCAATGCCGCCCAAATCTTTGGTGGCTTCGATAGCCATTTCTCGGAGCAGCTCTAACTCCCGCTTCGCTTCTTCTTGAGTCATTTCTATTGCTCCAAAGTCGTACAGATCAGCAAAACACTGGCTTATAGCCTTGCGATTTATCCGTCGCAAACCAGCGGCGAATCTCCATCTCTACAATTTGAGGGTCCCAGTCCTCCAGAGGCTGGCACAACGAAACCATGTCATCGGCTATCTCTCGGTATGTCCAGCCCTCGAACTCGATGCCATTGTATGTCGCGTTTCGAATTGACTCGCCAACAGCCTCATAAACGGCCTCATTCTTTGGCGGCATCGGCGGCTGCTCAACTGGTGAAACCCAAGTCATCAGCGGGAAATCTTGGCGCTGGCCGCCAAAACCTTCCTGCTTTAGCGCATTGCATACCGCATCCGCCGCTGCTTCAGATTGATGCTTGTCGGTGCTGATGTTGTCGCCGTAAGGACTGCTGCATACGCCTCTTGGCCACAGTGCATTTGATTGATATTCCATATTCCTTTTACCACTCATTTTCCGCTTGTTAGACGTAGTTATAGAGACGCCCTGGCCAGATCGGTGAGAGGGACGGACCCTTGTCTCCAATTGGGAGGACGCCTTTATAACTACGCCACTGGTACAGGACCGCGAACTAGGGGGCCTTATCCAATTTTCTGGTGTCGTACTTCTGAATACCCCAGACAATCGCACGGAGGCACCAAATGAAGCGGAAGGTGTATTCGGTCAAGTCGCGCTCCCAAAAGTCGACGAACTCATGCCCATAGTCAGATTTGAATGAAGAAGCTGCCTGCCTGGCTGGATGCTCGCCATCTTCAGACCAGTAGAGAACTTCCGACTTGATCTGCTTCCAAACGGCTGCCTTTACTTCCTCTGCTGACAGCCCTTTGTCTGTGTCCTCTTCGAACTCCCATTCGTCAAAGTCCTCTTTGATGGTGCGATCAAAAACATCGCTCTCATACTTTTCAAAGCCACCATGGGTGTCGATTGACTCAAGCTTTTCACCCCAGTATCCAGGGTTAATGTTCAGCTCACCGTCTTTGCTACGGAAGAAATCGAACATGTCTAACAGGCGCCGAAAAACATAAGTGCCGCAGTCACCAGTGATGCACAGATAGCCCGGCCAGGTGATCAGGTCAAAACGATAAAATGACGACCCGTTTTCAGTGAAGATTAGGTGGCGCATATTCTCATCATCCTGAAGAACGTCCATTGTGTGATTTTCTACATCCTTCAGAAATCTTTCTTCATTGCACTTGTTCATGTTGTTTTCCTTTAGTTGTACATTATTTAGTTTCAGCTTCGGGGCGAAACTCTAAACCCTTGCACCAGCAGTCGTGATCGTAGACTTCCCAAAGCTCATTATTCTGTTTTTTCAGGTGGCTAATTTCTAGGTTTGCATCCTCCAGCCTCCCGCCCAAAATGATTGACCAAATCCACAAGGCGACAGCAACAAACGCCATGAAACCGACCATCAGAAATACCGCAACAGGGTCCATCTATAATTCACTCCCGGTACAGGATTACGCCATAGCCAGTTTTTTACGCTGCCGAGCGGGAATGTGGTCGGGCTTGGCTGATCCTTTATGGCGAGAATTGAACGCGCACACCTTCCCGTCAATCAGCCCGCATGTGTAAGCAGTTTCCGCCCACGAAGCCAAGCGGCGGGTGTCAATCTGAGGGCCAACCCTTGAGTGCAGGATTCCTAGCCAGTAAAAGAACTTCTTGCCTTTCATTTATGTTCTCCAGGTATATGATCGTTACTTACGCTTACGGGCGATATGCCCGGAAACCTCTCTGTTCCATTCTTTTTGCGCCGCCAACGCGTCAGCCCAAGAGCGGAATTTCGGTGGCGGTCCACCACCTTCGGGGTGATAAACCTCGTAAGGAAATCTAGCCAGATCACGCCGCTCTATGTCTGCGTAAAGCTGGTCCAGTTCCTCTACTGTCTCCGGTATCTCCATAGCGTGAACCTCGTACATTTCGACTCAATAATTCGCGTAAGGGTCGTCATAGTTGCTGAGGCAATCCCGACACAAGGCGTGCTCATAGGTCGGGTGGCCCTTACGAACCCAAAGATCCTTGCTTACAAAATGCCCGCAGTCATGGCAGCGAGTGTGGTGCTCCGATGGCTTTTTGGGCGTCAAGCACTCAACGCAAAGATTGCTCCAGAGTGACCCGGTAGGACTAAATGGCCTTCTACAGTCATCGCAAATCTGTGTTTGTGTTGCCTGATCCATAAAGGAAACCTCGTACAATTCTTCCTCTTCGTGCTTTGGTTCAGATTGAACCTAGTTGAGTCATCGCCTCGATGAATGGGAAATCATCTTTCCGGAATTTAACAAGTTTCCAGTGGTAGTGTTGGGCGGCGTACTGCATGTCTGTGCCCATAAAGGCGCAATCGATCTGGACCTTGCATCCCTTATATCTCTCCTGCATTGCTCTCAGCTCTTCCGGATTGCTAATTTTCCCGGCTTCCAGTATCGAGTGGGCACCTTTGTTTGATCTGTGGCAGACAACAAACGGTGAGGAGTCTTCCAGTTCGTCGACTAAAATGGTGATCTGTCCTGCAAGCCAGCGGTGCGCATCCTTTGCTTCGGAAAACACGGTGCGAAGAGTGTTGGCCGTCTCCTCAGAAATGATCCCAAAATTAAGTAAGTGCATGATGCCTGTATGCGGTTGAGTATTTTCCTCTAGGCAGGTGGCAAGCAAGGCATCATAGAGATCTTTGATTTTTTGCTTCTCCAGGTTTTCCAATAACGACTTCTTCAAGTTGAGTGCTCCCGTTGGGTGATGCGATTGGATTTTAGTCAAACCATTTATCGCGTATACGACGCTGGTGCTCTTCCACCTGGTGGCGTTTCTTGGGGTCAATGCCCTTGGTAACGGCAGACTTTTTATTGCTGTCGTGCTGGCCGTAAGGGCGATTGATGACGAAGGGTGCTCCTCTTTTTGCACTCATGTTGTAGCTCCTGCTGTTGGGTGTTCTGGTTGACTGGTGGGCATTGAGGGATGATGCTCAATGCCCGTGGTGCGCTCTAAAATCCTGGCGGCATCCACTGCGCAGCGGCTTGGGCCTGTTCCTCGCTCAGGCGATCATCGTTGCCGTTGAATACGTTCTCTAGCTCCTCAGCCAGGTCGCCCTTCTTACGTTTTTCGGCCTCCGCTTCCCATTCGGCGGGCAGGAACTGTTTGCCCAAATCGATCAGGATGGGTTTGCCAACGCGCTCGAGGAAATTCTTCTTGGTTGGGCTCCAGGTTTGGTGCCAGTCGATTTCCATTTGACTGATCACCTCTTCGGTGATGTCGCTGCCGCTTTTGTTAACCAGGGAGACGTTGAGCAGGGTGGCGGTGCAGTAGGCGACCATATCGGCTTTGACATCCGCGTCCATGGCTTGAAAGGCGCGAAATCGCTCTGCGTCGCCATCGATGTGGATCCACTCCATCATGGTGCCGGCAACGTTCTGTAGGTGCTCCACGGCGTCACTCTCCGCAACGGTGGGGTGCTGGTCAGCATTAAAGGTTTGTGTGGTCGACAGGCTGATGGGTTGGCTCCACCACTGCGGGCCTAGTACGTTGTAGCAGAGGGTGTAGTGCAGTAGGTCGGCGGCCAGTACCGGGTGGCGAGCTAGGTGCGCCTGTGCGATCGTGCGGCGTGTTTCTCCGAGATCGCTAACCAGGGCCTTGGAATACTCGTTGAGCTCTTCGGTCGCGGTCTCGGTAGGGGGGCTGAATTCGGTGTTGTCGGTGCTCTCTTCGCCGTTGTCGGTACCGGTCTGGAGTGCTTTCAGTGCTTGACGCTCTGGGGTGCGAACGCGGCCCATGTGGAATTCAGGTTCGCCATTCCGGCTCAGCGTAACGATAAAGCCAGCCAGTGCCATCTCTTCGGGTTTGAACATAAGCTCTCGTTCGATTTGCTCATCCAGCTGGTATACCTTGGCTTCGAGCTCCTCCATGTGCTGCTGTTCTTGGTCGCTGAGATCTTCCCAGCGCTCCTCAAGTTCCAGGAATTCTTCGTCCAGCTTTTGGCGCTCGGCAGTCAGTTCGGGTTTTGGCGTGCCGGTGATCGGGGCCATGTTGGCTACGTAGTTGTGCTCCGGAAGCTTGATGTGCGTTTCGTGCCAGAGCCAGCCGTCGGCGATCTCCTCAGCCAGTTGCTCAAGCTTTTCGATCGCCAGTTGGTGCACAAGCTCGGGTTGATTTAAATAGCTGACGTCGCCAAACAGGTCGGAGCTGACGGTGCCGCCAAGTTTTTTGTACCGGCGCATATCGATAAATCTAGCAATGCCGTCATTGCTTCGGATGCTCTCCAGTGTTAGGCGTTGGCGGATGTGGTGGGCGTCGGGGGCAAAGTTGTCATTGGTAAAGTACTCCAGGACTTCGACCTGCTTCTCGTGACTTTCTTCTACGGTGAACGCTTTCACGGCGTCCAGGTCTAGTTTTTTATCCCGATAAGCTTGGATGATCTCGGGTGCAGCTCCGGCCAATTTCAGGCGCTGGCGTACGTGCTTTTGAGTGACGCCAAATCGTTCGGCGATTGCCTTGATGGTGGCGCCAGTGCGTTGCAGTGCCTGGTAGGCTTCGAATTCGTCGGCCGGGTGCATGGCTGCCCGGTGGGTGTTTTCAACAATCGACAGCTCGATGGCCTCAGATTCGGAGGCGGCGACCTGGCAGGGTACTGTGTCGGTGCTTTTGAAGTGCTTCTCTTTCACCAGTTTGGCGAGGGTGTCGTAGCGACGGCCGCCGGCGACAACCTCAAAGGTGCCCTTTTTCTTGCCAGGGAAAACGATCAGATTCTGCTTGATGCCGTGTGCCTTAATGGAGGCTTTCAGCTGATCGTCTTCGGCTTTGGTGGCCTGGCTCTTGCGCTGGTTAAGTTGCGAAGGGCAAAGCTGTTTGATCGCAATTTGTTGAGTGGTTTCGCTGGTCATGGTGGTTTCTCAGTGTGCGGGTTGATCGGTGCTCAGTCCCCAGTCGGCCATTTGGTCCAGTAGGGCTTTGCGTGAGGCTGAGTCGAGTTTTGCACGGGCCATCCTGCGTGATTGTCCGGTGCAGTCGCTGGGAGGTGGTGTCAGTTTGGGCTTGGCAAAGTTTGGCATTTCGTAGCCTTCGGGATCGGCGATGATCTTCTTGACCTCTTTGAAGCCCTTCTCGGTGAATATTGCGATGCGGTATTCCCGGTTGATCTGTTTGTTGGCTCCGGAGCCGTAGGTGAGCGTTTTGACGTATGCCCACTGCATGTCCTTGATCTGCTGGCGTGGCAGATTGTGGTTGCCGTGCAGGCCGTTTTTTTTGTCGGTGTCCAGGAAGCCGGCTTCGCGTAGGTGTTGCAGGAGTTTCACCTTTGAAATGCCCAGTAGTTCACTGGCGCTGTCTGCGTCGTGGTGTCCTGCGGGTAAGTTCAGTTGTCTCTTTTTCATGGTGATCCTCCTGGTGCCATTTACGCGGCAGGTCGGTGGCGAAGCTCCAGCCCCATGTCTCTGAGCTTGGACAGGAGCTCGTCTTGCGTGCTGTTGTTGGTGATGACGAAGTCAACATCTTCCTTTGGTTTGAGTGCGGTTTCGCAGCTCAGGGGGTGTCGATCTTCTGTGGACTCTTGGTGCAGGTGAATGATGGTGCCACCCTGTTGGCGTATCCACTCAGCTTCCGATTCGGTGGTGATCTCCATAAAAATTTCACCGCTGAACAGGTGCTTGTGCATAGAGTTCGGGTTTCGGAACTCTCGGAAAATCATGTTGAGCGCGTGGTTGGGATTGAGTGAGTTCAACATTTTTTTCATGAAGCACATAAACTCACACTTGGTCATGGCGATTTCCGGGAATCGGTGGTCGGGTGAGTGTGCCTCGAAATCGTAGAAATTCATGTTGAGCGCGCCCGCGCAGGCCATCTGTACAACCTTGGAAATGCGTACCGCGGCCAAATCAAGCGACTTTGCCAGTGTTTCGGCGGTGGCCCGAGTAGGGGTGTGCGATAGGCCGTGCAAGCCAATCAAGATCCTTTGCTTTTTCATGCTGAGTGCTCCGTGGCGGTGTGAAGCGGTTGCCCTTCTAACAGCAGGGTCCCTGTGGTGTTCTCCCAGGCAAGCTCTGGGGGGTGGATTCGAAAAATGGTGAAGCTCTGCCGGGTGCGAGCTCGCGCGCGGTTGTTAAGGCGTCGGCCTGTGTTCGGGTTGCGGCGCGATCGGTTCCGGAATCGCATCTTGTCGTCTTCCTCTTCTTGCTGTTCGGTGTTACTGGCGGTTGCCGGCATTGAGTGGGTGGTGATAGCGCCAAGGCCGATTAGCCAGGCCAGTGTGATGCAGGCCAGTCGAAGGAATCCGTTTTCAAAGCATTTAACGATTAGGCTGGGGCCAGTGTGGGACCCACATTTGAAGTGGACCTCTTTGCGCAAGTGCTTAACGGTGGCTGGCGCGCAGTTCATGAGCTCCGAAGCTTGCTGGTCCGTGAACCCGTTGCCGGTGTAGAGCAGGGCTTCGGCCTGGCGTTTCGGTAGGCCGTCGGCGATGAGGCTGCCAAGTTGGTAGCCTGTGTCGCCGGCACGGGTCATTCTGAGCTGAGTGGCCACAATTCAAACCTCAGGGGTAGAAGGGTTTGATTAGCCAGTCGATAACGATCTTGCGGCTGTGGGGGTTCAGCGTGCTTACTGCGTCAACGACGTCAAAGCCATAGCGTGTGTTGTCGTTGAACCATACCGCAGCAAAGAACTTGGCCAGCTGTACCTCGCCGCTACTCATGACCCCCAGCTGGCGCTCAAAGTCCTCAAGTTTCAGGTCGTTGGTGTCCTGATCCCATAGCCTGGCAATCCGAGGGACTTTATTGATCATGGCGTAGAAGAGTTGGTGGTTGTCCATCGGTGTCTGGTCCTATCTACAAGTTTATTTGTAGATAAATATATACAAGAATATTTGTAGGTGTCAACAAATAGTTTTGCTTCTGTTGAATATGCTGGGTAAGGGGGTATCTTTAGTGGGGGTCTGACTAAGGGAGTGGTTGCTATGTTCGCCGTTGCGTACGCCTATTTACGGAAATTCGTCTGTATTTCTCTTTCGCTTTTGTTTGGTATTGCCGCGATATCTTCAGTGGGTGATGGGGATTATGCATTCGTGGCTTTCTCTGGTTTTTTATCAATGTTGCTTTTCCTTGTCCGTGAGGGGGAATTCTGGTGGATTGGAGATCAAGAGCTACGCCAGGCCGCAATTAAGGTGGGATTGAAGGGGCATTGGAAGAAGTTGGAAAAGTGGAGGAAGGCTGGATATGAGGCTGTAGATGATTGGTATTTTGATGAGCCTTCTGAATCTCAGTTGTCTCGGCTGTCAGATATGTCAATTCGGCTTCGTAAGGGTATGACGAAAGGCCAGGCTTCAGATCTGATAGGTCTCGGTGAAGTGCCAGGTCATGAGTCTTTGGAGGTTCTTAGGTTTTTTGACTGGCCAAATGATGTTCATAGTGAGACCGAGCGAAGGATGGCTATGCGCCTGCTGTTCAAGGAGCCTGAGAATTTGTCGAAATGGGAGGGGGAGTGTGAGTCTAGAGAGCGAAAGCGGTTAGATGCTCCAGCCACTCAGATGCAAAAGGAATTCTATCGGTTTGTGGGGAAGGGGGTTCCAAAGGGATTGAGGTTTGGTCAGGCTGAGGAGTTTGCTGCAGTGGAGGCTAGGCGACTGAGTGAGTCCAAGTTGGAGGAGTGGGATGCTTTTGTCGATATCTGGGATAGTCTGTCTGATCGTGATGAAGCTCAAGACTGCTACGGTGTTAAAAAGGTGTCTCTCCCAGTATTCAAAGCAGCATTGAAGGCATTAGACGAAGAGTCCGTCGCTCATGATGTCGATGAGATGGACGGCTGGCGATCTGGAGATCCACAGATTGTTGCGGACAAGGTCATCGAAATGAACCCTCAGATGATCTACATTGAGGAGAATTAAGCGACGCCAGACACAATCTGGTTCTATTTGATGTTGCGACTGATCGTTGAAAGCACGGCAATGGTGACAACACCCAAAATTCGGTGCTTTTGCGGATCGAATGTGATGCTATCGTAGGTTTGCTTGCGTGGGGTTAGGTAGAGTTTTCCTGCCTCCCGCTTTATGGTTCGGCATACTACGTCTTCCCCTAATTTAACTACTACTCTTGTGCCTTCATCTGCGTCAGGTGAGGTGACTGCATTCTCGATTGCTGATTCTCTAGGGTCAACAACAATAATTGCTCCATTTGGGATTGTAAGGAGGGTGCTGTCGGCCATGCTGTCGCCGCGCATCTTCAGTCCAAATGATTCATATGTTGCGTATTCCGGGTCTACCCAGGTTTCAGCGGAGGGTTTGGATTCGTTAACTTTGTCGGCCTGATCCCAGCTGAAGACTGGTACGGGGATGATCGCAGGTCTTGATGGAGAATCTGGGGCGTCTGGGTTCGAGTTGTCAGAAAAGTGCATACTTCCCTCGCCGGTCTCAAGCCACTGCGGGTTTATTTGCAAGACGTTAGAGATGCGAGCGTTGTGGCTTGAGCCTTGGGCCTTAGGGGAGCACAGATACTGAATGGCTTGGGGTTTGACGTCGATCCTTCTTGCAAGCTCTGACTGTGCCAAGCCTCTCTCCTGTAGGGCTCTTCTTAGGCGGTCGCTGTAAGTTTCTTTTGCCATTTCTCAATATTTCACTGAATTTACCTAATTCTACAAAAAACTTTGTTATTTTGTTGCCAAGAATTTTTGTTGACTGCCCTGCAAAATATTTTGTAGCCTAGTGTTCCTAGCGGAGGCAAGTATGTCGAAAGATGCGTTACTCACGGCCATTGATAGGGCTGGCGGACAAACGGCGTTGACCAAAAAGATCAATCAATCGATTTGTGAGCTTGAGGCTCAAGGCTTCTATTTTTCCGAATCGGCTCCTCGTCCTATTAAGCAGGCAAATATTTGGGCTTGGCTGCAGGTAGTGAAGGGGCCCGTTCCTCCTGCTGAGTATGTGATTCCAATCGAGCTTGCAGTAGGGGTGTCTCGTCATAGTCTGAGGTCGGACGTATATGGTTCTTCTCAGACGGCTGCATGATTGAATAAATTAGCTCAAGCTTTTGCAGGTCTTCGAATGGTGTGCTTTTTCCGATCTTCATATGTGGAGTTATCTGTTTCGTTAGAAGTGTCCATAGTATGACCAAGGTTGTGAGGGGTTGCCTCTGCTCAAAGGGGCTGGGAATTCATACAGGAGTCTGTTGGTGAGTATCGATAAAGAGATGGTTCGCCTGAGGTGTGTAGAGGCTGCGGCTCAATGTGCCGAGCGGGGGGTTGAAATCGAGGTGGTGTTAGAGGGGGCTGCTGCCATTGAAGCGTATGTTAATGGCAGCTCAGTTGCCGATATTACAGAAGCGCTCGATGAGGTTTCGGTAAAGCGGGATCTTGCCGCTATTGGGTTAGTTTCAGGAGGGCCTGGTTAACTTGTTTTAGGAGTTTGAGTGCCGCGTAACTTGATTGGTGGGTGTTTTTAACAGGCGAAAGAGCAAATTTCAATGGGGGAAATTATGGGTGTCTTGGGCGGTCAGGTAGAGGAGAAGCCGAAGCAAGGTGGTGGGTCTGATAGCTTTCGAGAGGGGGAGGCTTTTGTCAGTGCCTCGTTGGAGGGAGAGGAGGTGGTACTCCGTCTCCCAATATCCAGTCTTCGGCATGGCAATACCTACCTAATCAATGATAAGAGGTATTGCACCCCTACTGCTGTGCAGATTGATGCTACGGGAAGGCTAAGAGTGGTGGGGCTTAATCGCTATCCTGCGCCGATTTTCCCGTAATCATGATGTGCATCATTGGTGTGCCTGGCTCAAAGGGGTCTGTCCCGACGCTAAAGCAGCGATCGGTAACGGTGCAGGCGATCATATGCCCGTTGTGTCTCATGATTATGCTATCGCCCGGTACGGGGACTGGCTTTTCGGCTGGCCAAGGGGCGTCAACAATGGTGTCAGTGTTAATCGTTACTTTCAATTTCATATGGATTGAATCCTTTCTTGTTGGTTCGTTGGTGTGGGAGCTGATGAGCTTACAACAGGAAGGCGTCACCTGCCCAGTGGTGAGGGTGCTGGGCTGCCAGCTAACCTAAACAGGAGGTAACAAATTTGAATTCCTGGAAGTGGAATGAGCTGGAAGAGCAGGCGTTAGATGAGTTGAACAACGCTCACGCGGAAAAGCTCTATTTACGTGGTTTGAGAAAGCGAATGGACTATTCCACGGGCTTGGTGGGGGCGACTCGGGAGAGTCGGGTAAAAATGGACTGGCTTGTCTGGTTAATGCATGAGGAGGTCTCTGCAGGGAGCCAAAGAGTACCCTATGTGGCAAGTCCTGATAGCGTGCGGTGGTTGTTGACTTTGTTGGAGCGGGCGGGTCTCGTAGAGCGGTTGCGCAAGAAGCGGCGCAATGACTCCATGATTTTTCGACTGCCTTTGGCGTCAACGGGATTGGTCCGTCCTCAGGAGGAGCACCGAAGGAGCCCCGAACAGGAGCCCCGAACGAATAACCATAGATTCCGGGGGCTGCCGGGTGAGGAGCGCCGAACGGTTTTCACCGAGGAGCGCAGTAATACCGGTATATCCGGTATTACTACTACAGGTGATAATAAAATATATCTAGATGGGGCTGTGGATAAGTTTTTCAGCGGCCCAGAATATTCTCCGATGAGTCGCGAGTGGAAGGTTGATCAGGGTGCTCTGGATTATCTGTGCATGGAGTACGGTTTCGACGAAAGCTTTCTGCGTCAGCGATCAGAAGATTTCAGAATTTACTGGTTGGAGCGAGGTGGTGGCTGCAGTAGCTGGAGTGTGCGCTTTGTCGAGCATGTGCGATATCAATTGCTGAATCGGCGTGATCCGGAATTTCGAATGGCAGCCCGGCTGCGAGTGTGACGGAAAACAAAACCTTGGGGGAACTATGCTGCGATTATCGAGGCGGGACCTGTACGGCTCGTTGGAGCGTTGTTATCAATTGATGGCGGGTGTTGTCAGGGAAAAATCTGGTGATGACTTTGGTGGCGGCTGGAAGCCCAGCGGCCAACTGTCTTGCCAGTTGAACATGGCGCTTGCTTCGAAGGTGATCGGCTATATCGATAACCGTTTGCCAGAAGGGGCGGCGGAATATTATCGGTGGGTGTTTGGCGGGGATATCAACGGTGGCGATGTGCTCTGTTTTCGATTGGCCAATTACAGCTGGGCAGAGACTGAGGAGCTGCTGAAGGGTAGAAGGCTCTCGGTGCGTGATGGGCTTTCGGCGCTCAGGGTCTGTGTACCCTATGAGGTGAGGTATCGGGTCCACAATCGCGGCCGAAGCAATTACTCGGTGTCGACGTTGTCACAGGTGCTGGGCGTTGCTGAAAGCTCCTTTAAGCGCAGCTATCAAGAAACCTGGGAGAGTATGGTTCGAGCAGTGCTCTTGCTGGGGGAGGCTCACGACCGGCCATTGGAAGAGTTTCTGGAATTGCTGCTCAACGAAGAACTCGTTGAAGATTCCGATGAAGATCGATCAAAGAAGATTGCCAGCGCTAAGGGGTTTGCCAAGCGTCGACGTGAGGATTTCAAAAGCGCTGATCAGTCAGCGCCTCGAGTGAATCACGTTGGCGGGAATGTTACGATCGATGAGGAGGTGACGGCTGAGGATGTTAATGCTTACCTGGCGCGTGGTGGGGTTATCCAGGTGGTTGATGAAAAAAATCAAAAAAAGGGGTTGACCAAACTGCCCCGGCAAAAGTAGGCTATTCGGCAAGCTAGAGATAAGTGACTCCGCAGCCCGCACAGCAATGTAGCGGGCTGTTTTGTTTCTGGCTGGTTGTGTTTTCTCTCTTGTGATTCTTTGGTCATCCTGTACCTGGGCCGCTGCTGGGCAACTTGCAGCGGTTTTTTTATGCGTCTAGATCTTTGCGTTCAGCGTTTTCTGCATGGCTCCGATTCAACGTTGGGGGAGCTCTTCATCGCGTCGACGTTTTTTTGCTTTACCTGCGAGGACGAATTCAGATCTGAAAAGGTGCCAGGTGAAACGCGTATTCCTGAGGGAGAATACGAAGTCAAATTGCGGACGGTTGATTCCCCGATGAATCAACGTTATGCCAAGCGATTCGATTTTCATGCCGGCATGATGTGGCTACAGGACGTCCCAAATTTTTCAAACGTTTATATCCATGTGGGCAATACCGATGATGACACAAGCGGTTGTTTGCTTGTCGGCTTGGGTGCTGAAACGTGCCTGGGTGGTGGTGCTGTTCTACAGTCTGTTGCTGCGTACAAACGGCTTTATCCGATCGTTGTTGAGGCGATAAGGGCTGGTCAGAAAGTCTTCTTAACCATTCGTGATAAGGCATAGGGATTGGTATGAGCGGTGCTGAGGCTGAGATTAAAAGGCTTGATGATCGACTCGAGCGCATTGAGGGAAAGCTGGATCAGGTGATTCGACTGGAGGAGCGTCAAAACAATCTACAGGACGAAGTAACCAGGGCGTTCGGGCGAATCGAAAGGGTAGAGGATCGGGTCCGTGCGGTCGAAATTGAAAACTCGTCGGAGCGGGTGAAAACCGGTACCAACGAATATGGGTTTCGAGTGATTATCGGCATTGGCTGTACCGTTGCCAGCGGGCTTCTGGTATGGCATTTCAAGGGGGTGTGATATGAAAATCGTGTTCATGTTGTTTTTCTTGTCGTTAACCGCGTGTGCGGTGACGTCCAATTTGCTGAGTGCCTGCGTGGGCTCTCCTGTGGAGTGTGCTCGAGTTACCACGGGTGCAATCGAAACGGCCAAGACCGTGGCGGATGCAGCCAAGGGGTCTGAGGATCAGCCTGCTGACGCTGGAGGCGAGCACAATGAACCAGAAGCCGACGCACCTTGATCTCGCGCTCAGTAGCGAGCTGAGCTACAAGCGGGCCACGTTTATGGTCCATGAGGTTGAGGTGCTGATACAAAAGTTTGAGCGCTACCAGGTGGTGGCGTTTCGCGGTACCGAGTTTTCCGGATTGTGGTCGCGTGGTGGCTTCTGGGACGTTCTTCGCGATCTGCGGGTGTGGCCGGTGGGTTACCATGGTCTTCGTGGGCATGCCGGTTTCTTGCGGGGCGTTCGTCTGATCGAAAAGCCATTGCTAGAGGGGCTTGATCGAAAACTGCCGGTTTATGTAACGGGTCATTCATTGGGCGGCGGTCTGGCGATTCCGGCGGCTCGATTGCTCGACCGCAGTGGCTTTGTTGTGGCTGAGCTCGTGACGTTCGGTACGCCGCGGTGCATCAGTAAGGGCTTTGAGTATTTTGGTCATATATCGGTGACTGAGTACGAGTTCGGTAATGACATAGTCCCGACGCTGCAGTTTTGGACGAATCGCCGGCATTTGGATCGGACGCCGATTGGTAGGCGTCGTAGTTTGAATTGGCTCTGGGGGCGGACCTGGAGTGACCATGATTTGTCGTTGTACATTGGTTCGCTCTCGGGTCTAGGGTAGGTGTATATGCAAGTTGAAGAGTTAGAGCGCAGATTGCAGAGGACAGGACAGGTGAGGACCCGCCAGCGCTTTACCCTGGATGACGGCCGCGTATTTGATAGAAACGTTAACGCAGCGACCGAATCAGAATTGGCTGATCATGTGTCAGCCGCTGGCGCGAGGCTAGAAGCTCGGGTGGCGGAACAGGATGCGAGCGAGGCGGTGGCGCAGGGGGTGTCGACTGCCTACCAGACCGCAACTCTGTTCCAGGTTCAATACGCCTGGTTGCAAAAAGGCTTCAATGAAACCGATCCGGTAACGGCGTACGACATTCTCAAAGAGGTGGCGCCCGCGGTTCTTAGTCTTGGCTACACCGCCGCGCAATACGCCGTTGCCTTTGGCTCCACCGAAGAGGAAGCGCAACGGCTACTCGATCGCTGGGCATACCTCGATAGCAGATCTGATACTGAAATCGAAGCCGCCAGGGCTCTCAAGCAAGGTGATCTCTGATGGGGTATTTTTACGTCAGCAGTGTCATCGGCGGGCGCACTACCGGCGGTGCGCTTACCAAACAGACCGGCAGCTTCGCCTCACTTGGCGCGGCCAACGTCTATGCCTCTTACGCCGATGCTCAAGCGGATGGCTATGGTTCTGGGGATATTATGTGCGTTTCCGAGGATCATGATGAATCCGCGTCCGGTCTGACGTTGACCGGTCCTCAATCCGGGGACGGGGGACAGCTGATTTGTGTGGATGACGCAAACTGCGACACTCCAGTTAAGGCGAGCTCTAAAAATTTCCAACATACCGGCGGCGGAAGTTTCTTGACCTACGACGGCATTTTTTACATGTGCGGCCTGTGGTCGAAGGCCGCCAACGATATTGTAATAGCTTCCACGAATACGTTTAGCATGAGCGAAGATTGCACCTTCGAAGCTGATGGAAGTTTTGACCGATGCCTGAATATTTCCGCTGACGGCGGGTACCATTTGGCCATTAACCCAACGTTTAAGGTCAACAATACGGCTGCTCATTTGATCGGAATTGGCGGCGGAAGTGTCATTGATGTCGTAGGCGGTAGTGTAGATGCTGCCGTTAAGCCTGCTGCAGTATTTGGTGATATGGGCACAAGGGGCTTCACGTCAAGATTGGATGGCGTTGATTTTACGAACGTTACAAATTACATCCTTGAGGATATTGGCGGTACGATCGGATCTGATGACAATATCAGTGTCAGGATGCGGGGCTGTAAGGTCGCATCAGGTTTAACGGCCTTCGTTGAAGAAGAATTCACCAACTACACTCACCGCTTTGAAGCTTATAACTGCTCGTCCGACAGTGCGGCCGCCGAGTATCAGTTTCATGTTCAAGGTTATGGCGGATACGTTGACGATCAAGACGATGCGGGCATTCATCGCGATGAATCGATGGCTTTCCCTGGTGGAGAAAAGGTCTCGCTTCACTGTGTAACGAATGGAATGGCTAGCTTAGCGACGCCTTTCTTTTTCGATTTGCCTGACTGGGCCGTTGATCTCAGCAACGCATCAAGTAACAAGTTGCGAGTTTATCTGGTGAGTACGGACTCTCTAACGGATTTGGATTTTTGGTTGCGAGTAATGTTCCCTGACGGTACCAACAAGAATTTATGGAATCACGCGGATACTCGCAATCCAGATAGACTTGCCACAGTTGGTGTGACGTTAAGTTCGGACACGGGATCGACCTGGAAAGATGGCGCAAGCCCATTGACGGGCTACAACCTGTATTACATTGATATTGATACTAGCGTCATCGGGAACGGTGGTGCTAACAGTGTGCCCAAGCTTCGTGCGTTCGCAGCTAAGCCGAATGCAGTGATTTACCTTTGTACTGACATTGGGGCTTTGGCAGCCTGATGGCAAAGCGCATTGTCAATGGCGGGATCGTTGGTGTCCCCGATGGTCAAAAGCGTATTGCCGGTGGGGCAATTTTTGCGTCCCCATCTGCAGGGGGTGAGGAAATAGCACTGGAGTCGACAGTGTTGGGTGAATCGCTAGTCTCTGCGGATTTGTCAGTGGCTATTCAACTGGCGGCTGATGTTGCTGGTGGGGCCGATGTAAGCGCAGCCCTCACCTCGGTAGACATTCTGCTCAGCGCGATTGTGGTCGGTGAGGCATCGGCCAGTGCCGACCTAGCGACGGGTATCAATCTGAATGCGTCCTCTACGGGGCAGTCGACGACTCAGGCAAGCTTACAAGCGTTGATTCAACTAGCGGCTGCCATGGTGGGCGATTCATCGGCGACGGGCAGCTTAACCACAGGAGTCAAGCTGGGGGCCTCTGTAGCGGGGTCCAGTGAGGTTCAAGCAGATCTGCAAGCGTTGATACAGCTGGCTGCCTCTTTGTCTGGTAGCTCTACCGCCAATGGTGAGCTCTCGTCAGCGGGCCTGTTTGCAGCGGCTATTAGTGGGTCGTCGGCGGTAACCGCAGACCTAATGACGTCCATTGAGATGGCGGCCACAGTAGCTGGGCAGGCATCCGCTGGTGGTGATCTGACGGCCAGTATTCTGCTGGCGGCTAATGTTGAAGGGGTCTCTACCGTTGTTGGTGATCTGCAGGTGGATGCCAACCTACTGGCTGCCGTGGTTCGTGGCGAGTCGTCGGCCATTGCTGAATTGACGACGCAGATCAACCTGGTGGCGAGTGTTGATGGTGAGGCGCAGGTGTCCGGGGTATTGATCTTGGGTGAAGCGTTCCCGGATCTGGACGGCATTATCACGATTGAGTCTACAACGCCCAAGTATGAGCTGACTTCGAAGACTCCCACATTTACCATTCATTGAGGAATAGGGCATGAAATCTAATTGGTTGGAAGATGAGATTGTTAAGCATATCTACCGAACCGGTACGTTTGCCAAGCCGACCGCGATCCACGTGGGTCTGATCGTCGCGAACAAGGGGCGCTGGCAGGCCAATACTGCGTATGCCCTAAATGACGTCATTGTCCCTTCGGTGGACAATGGCCACATCTACATCTGTACTACGGCTGGAACCTCAGATGCCAGTGAGCCGACCTGGGGTACGACCAAAGGTGGGACGACCAGCGACAATGCTGCGGTCTGGACTGAAATGTCCCTGCTCCTGAAGGCTGATACCGGATCGACCATACCGGAGGTTTCGGGCGGTTCCTACGCGCGGGTGCAGCGTGATCCTCTGGACGCTAATTGGGATAACCCGACGCCGGGTGATATCGACAACGCGGCCAGCATTGATTTCGCCGCTCCGACGGGCGACTGGGGTCTTGTGGTTGGGTTGTTTACGGTTTCAGCGGCGGCGGCCGGTAATATCTATCATATCGGTGTATTGACGAACGCCAAGAACGTTAACAATGGCGATGCGGCCCCGTCCTTTGGGGCTGGTGCGTTGACCTTTGGTGAGAGTTAATTGTGATCGAGACCGTCTACAAGGGGACCAATGACCCCAACTCGATCAGAGTGTTCAAAGCTGACGGCAGCCCGTTTGACTTCTCGCTTGTCGATCGCATGACGCTCTCGATCTCGGGCATGGGCGTCGTTGCCGATGCTGATAGTGAATCCAGCCTAATTAAATGGCAGGGCGGGGAGGAAGGCGAGATTATCTTCAATCTCAACGAGCTCAACATCGCTCACGGCCAGAAACTCTACGCAACCCTGCGTGTATTTGATCCTGGCCATCCCAAGGGGCAGGTGTTGATCAATGGTGCCGGCGTCGAGACCATCGTGCCCCGCGATCCCGAGAGGGTGCTTGAGCTCTGGTTCATAGACCCCGACGCCTAAGGGGGGTGGGTCTGGGTCCTCCCTGGCGATCCGTGACATACGGGTGGCAGGCTCGCAAATTTCCATCAAAAGTTTATTCCTATGGGGGGTTGTCATGGCTTCGGTTGTCTCGCTTGACGATGAGGCTACTCAGGCCGGATTGGCTGAGCTCGTTGGTGTTAGCCGTCAGGCTATCCAGAAAAACGCCTCCAAGGTTGGGCTCCAGATGGGAGGCACCTACCGTGAGTGGTTGCTGATTTACTGTGAGCACATGCGAACCGAGGCCGCCGGTCGCGCCAACGACAATGACAAATCTCTTGCTGAGCAGCGGCTGAGAGAGTCCGAACAAAAAACGCTTCAACTGGCGATCGCCAACAACAAAGAGCTCGACAATCTTGTGTTGTCGATCGACGTGGGTGGTGCGATCAATCGAGTCTTTTCAGATGTTTCAACGGAGTTGACGAACGCGGGTATCAAGATCCAGGAGCGCCTGGAGTCTGAGCTTTCGATCAAGATTGATGATGAACTTATCTTTGGCCCTATCGGCGATTCCGCAAAGAGCATTGCTGAAGCTGCGCGCCAATTTGGGGAGGATTTTAGTTCAGGCGTCGGAGACATTGGTGCCGAAATCGCCGGAGTCTACGGCTGATTGGTCACAAGAAAGTCTTCGTTTGCCCCGTGAGGTTGGGGCGTTTCAGACCAAGTTTGACCTGGACTACGGTCCGCATCTATACGGCATCTTTGCTGCGTTTGATGATCCGGAGATACCAGAAGTCTATTGCATGAAAGCGGCTCAGGTGCTGTGGACTACAGCGCTGATTGCCTACATTTTTAACCGCGTTTGTGGTCCTGGTTGTGTGATCCTGGGTATGTTCGCCAGCGACAGCCAGGCGCGAAAGTTCAGTCAAAAAAAACTGGAGCCGATGGGGAAGGCCACCCCTGAGGTTCAAAAGCTGGTTGACTTCACGACCAGTCGCCGGTCGGGTAATTCCATTCTTTCCAAACAGTGGGAAGGTGGATGGATGGAATTCTTTGGCTCGAATGCCGCCGGTAACATGAAGTCCACTACGGCGGATTTCGTATTTGTGGAAGAGCCGGACGATGCCAATGAAAACGTCGGCAACCAGGGTGATTCGATCAAGCTGCTGTTCGAACGGACGAAACGAGCGCGCCGACCAAAGAAAATCCTGGGAGGCACGCCGTCGGTTAAGGGTTTTAGCCGGGTTGCTGAACACATAGAGCGCTCTGACAAAAGGGTGCTGCCGGTCAAATGCCACGAGTGCGGTGAAGCCCATCCGCTCATGTTTGAGCAGCTATGGGGCTGGCAAGCGCCAGACAATCCGGAAAGTGAAAAGCATCCGATCTACGGGTTCCATCGACCAGAGCTCACAGTCTACGCGTGTCCTGGTTGTGGTACTGAATGGGACGATTTTCAACGTAAGGAAAACATCCGCAATACGGTCTATGACGCGATGGAAGCGGGGGACCCTTTATGTGGCTGGGTGCCTACTTCCAACTCACCTGGTGTGGCCGGTTTCACGGGTCTGAATGAGCTGTATAGTTGTTTGCCTGGTGTAGGCATGGCAGACATGGTTAGGGATTACCTGGAGGCGGAGCATTACGCCGACCTGGGTGATAACACCAAGAAAATTGTATTCATTAACTCAAAGCTCGGAAGGGCCTACGAGTACGAAGACACGCGTTCTGATGCCGATACTCTGCGCAAAGAAGCGAAGGCGGATCCAGAATCTCAACACGACGAGCTCATGTGTCCGGATCAGGGGCTCATCATCACCATTGGTATCGATGTTCAAGACGATCGTTTGGCGGTGGTTATCCGTGCGCACGGTCGCAAACGTCGAAGCTGGTTAATGTATGCTGACGAACTCTATGCCGAGAAGACCACGATTAATGACCAAGATGCTGTTTGGACTGCTCTGGATAAGTTGGTGTTCTCTCCTTTTGAGCATGAAAGCGGAGGAAGTATTTTTGCCTCTGCCATTACCATCGACTCCGGCGGTCATGCAACCGATGCCGTGTATGAGTGGGTGTCCACTCGAGAAAAGAAGTATCCGACGGTTGAGATCATGGCGGGTAAGGGATCGAGTTCAAAAACCGATCCGCCAGTTTTTGTAACGCCGTCAAAGACCCTCACACATAAAGATCCCAAGAAGCGGACCAAGGCTGACAAAAAGGGCCTCAAACTCTACATCATTGGGACTAACAAGGCTAAGGACTACGTCTCTGATCAGATGGCGCTGAACGCGAAAGGCGTCGGGCGTTTTCACTATTTCAACAGTGATCAGATGCGTGACGACTACTTTGATCAGTTGTTGGCCGAATCCAAAATCCCTGACAAAAGTGGTCGAAAAACATGGAAGCAGAAACCGGGATGTCCTTGCGAATTCTGGGACTGCGAGGTCTACGCCGAGCACGCCGCTCGTGCAGTCAATGTCCATACGAAGTCCGATAAGCAGTGGGATGAGATTGAGTTGAACATCAAGCAATCCGATCTATTCAGCGAGGCGCGTCCTCTGGAAGTGGTCGAATCTGAGCTGGAAGAGGCGCCGCGGCGCGAATCCAATTACCGAATCTAAGGCACGGGTTATATGTCGTATACACAACAAGACCTCAGGGACATCAGTGCGGCGATCGCCACGGGCGTTCTGCAGGTCACCATCAATGGGCGCTCCACTACATTTCGTTCCCTAGCTGAAATGATGCAAGTCCGGTCGATGATTGAGGACGCCGTGAACGGAGCCGGTTCAACCGGTGAAGACAGGGTTCTGAAAACCAGCTACAAGCGAGACTACCAGTGAAGCTTAATATTCTCGATCGCATTGTGATGGGGCTATCGCCGGAGCGCGGGCTGGCTCGGGTTCGTGCGAAGGCGTTGACGGATGTGTTGACGACCGAGGCAGGCTACGACGGTGCCGGCAAGGGGCGTGGCAATGAATGGATCCGCGGCAGTGACACCTCTCAGAATGCCGAGAATCGCGTTGCGCTCACGGCGCTTCGTTACCGACATCGTGAGTTGGCCAGGAACAATCCTTATGTTGCTTCTGTGATTGACAGTGCGGTTTCTCTGGTGGTTGCCGAGGGTATTACGCCATCGGCCAAAAACAAGAGTAAGGCCAAAGAGAAGTTGGCCAATGAGTTGATGCTTGAATGGTCGCAAAGCGTTCTGGCGGACGCTGACGGTCGATTGGACCTGTTTGGTTTGCAGGCGCTGACGATGCGGAGTGAAGTCGAGAGCGGCGAAGTGCTCGCGATGAAAAAGATCAAACGAATACCGGGCGTTCGGGTGCCTCTACAGGTTCGGTTGTTGGAGGGCGATTATCTTGACCACTTGAGAGACGGGGTGATCGAAGGTCGACGTGTGGTGCAAGGGGTTGTCTTCAATGCTGACGACTCCCGCTATGGCTACTACATCCATCGGTCTCATCCAGGTGATCGTGGGGTTTCTCCCGGTCAGTCGGCGTTGGTACGTGCAGAAGATCTAGCGCATGTCTATGAAGTGCGTCGACCGGGCCAGGTGAGGGGAATTCCGCGGGGCACTTCCGCCATGACGCGGGTGGCCAACCTGGATGACTTTCAGGATGCGCGCCTGAGGCAGCAGAAGATTGCGGCGTGTCTGGCGGCGTTTATCACGCAGGGCGAAAGTGGGAAGCTCAAAGGGGATCCGCTGCCTACCACCATTGAGCCGGCGATGATCGCACGGCTGGCGCAGGATGAGACAGTCTCCTATGCCAACCCGCCCTCTGTCAGTGGGCAGGGTGAGTTTATTGAGGGTGAAGAGCACATGGTTGCTCGGGGCTACGGTCTGAATCATCAGATTGTCACCGGCAATATTAAGGGAGCCAACTTTGCCAGTACAAAGATTGGTCGCTTGGAAGTGTACGGCAATGCTCGGCGCTGGCGAAAAACCATGCTCGTGCCTCAATTCTGTCGGAATGTGGAGCGTTGGTTTATCGAGGCTGCCGATATGGCTGGATTCGATATCAGCGGCACGACCTTTGATTGGGTGCCACCGCGTACCGAAATTCTAAATCTGCGTGACGATATCCCGGCTTTGATCAAGCAGTGTCGCGGTGGGTTCGGGAGTATTACCGGAATATTGCGTTCGCTGGGTTATTCGGACCCTGAGGCTGTACTTCGAGAGTGCGCGGAAGACTTTAAGCTCCTGGAGGATCTTGGTCTGGTGCTGGACTCCAATCCAGCTCAAACCAACCAAAGTGGCCAGCGACAAAGTGACGGTTCTACTCCGGCGGAGACGGAAGAGCCGGAAATAACAGAAAAACCAGAGGATGAACCTGATGAAGCTGAATAACTTATCTCGGGTGGTCGCGATGGCCTCCGGAGTGGTCACTGGTACACGTTGCGCCATAAACGGCAAAGGCGAGCTCCTTATCTATGGCGTTATTGGGGATTGGTGGGATGACCTTGATGCCGAAACTGTCGTTCGCCAGGCAGAGGTCGCGGTCACCGACGGGGATCTGGTGGTCCGGATCCACTCACCAGGTGGCAACCTGATGGAAGGTTTGGCCATCTACAACGCATTGAAGCGTTCTGAAAAGCGAGTCGTGGTTTATATCGATGGTATCGCGGCCAGTATGGGGTCGGCCGTTGCCTGTGCCGGCGACGTTGTTCGTATGCCGTCGAATGCCCTCTGGATGATGCACAAGCCGAGCCTGGCAGCGAGTGGCAATGCCGATGAGCTCCGAGAGATGGCCGATCAGATCGACATTCTTGAGGGCAGTTATGTTGATTGCTACGCGCAGAAAGGTAACCAGACGGCCGAGCAAATCACCGCGTTGATCAGTGATGGGAAGGATCACTGGCTAACGCCTCAGCAGTGCCTGGAAATGGGCCTGTGTGACGAAATTGTCGAGGACGTGGCGATCGCGGCGTCCTATCAACCAGCAAGTTTTCATAATCCGCCATCCGACCTTTGGAATGGATTGGCATCAACTGCAGCAGCCGCTGCGAAACCTACGAGGAAAACATCCATGAAATTTAAAGTGGTCGCAAAGAGTGGCGGCAATACTGCTATGGCTGCCAGCATCCTACAGCTTCTTGCCGCTGCGTTTTCGAGTGTCGATGACGCTTTGGCCAAGCTGAAAGGTATCGATAATGCCAAAGCGCTGATTACTGGTGAGGTCGAGGCCAGTGATGAGCAGCTGGGTGAGCTGGAGGCTGCTCTGAAGCCAAGTGAGCCTGCTTCCCAGCCGGTTCCCGCTGTAACTACCACCACTACGGCTGTTGCTGATTCAGTGGCCGCTGCGTCACAAGCTGTAGCGCAAGAGCGCAAGCGTATCGCTGATATTACTGAGATGGGGGCTAAATACGGACTCGAAACCGCTGTTGTGACGGCCTACATCAATGATGGCATTTCCCTGTCAACAGCTCGCGATCGTGCCCTGGATGTGGTGGCGCAGCGCAGTCAGTCGCAAATGCCGGCGCCGGGTGTGCGGGTGACTTCGATCGGTACCGAGGCGGCCAATGTCGCTATGGCGCAGGCGCTGCTGCACCGCTTTGATCCGGTGGCCTACAAGATCGATGACAACAGCAAGATGTTTGCGCATATGACGCTCATTGAGCTCGCTACCGCGCATTTGAATCTCAATGGTATCGATACTGCGGGCATGAGTAAGAGTGCTATTGCTGCTAAGGCGATGCACAGCTCCAGCGACTTTGCCGCCATTCTGGCGGATGTGGCTAACAAGACGCTGCGAGCGGGTTATGAGGCAGCGCCTCGAACGTTCACTCGTTTCTGTCGCCGTGTGACGGCGTCGGACTTCAAGGCCATCAATCGAGCGCAGTTGGATTCGGCGGGCGCTTCGCTCAACAAGGTCAATGAAAAAGGCGAATTCCGCCGCGGTAAGTTGACCGATGGGAAGGAGAGCTACGGGCTTGCAACCTACGGTGAGATTCTGGCGATCACTCGCCAGACTTTGATTAACGACGACCTTGATGCTCTGTCTCGCATCCCTATGATGCAAGGGGCGCAGGTGGCTGAAACCGAGAGCGAAGTAGTCTGGGATCTGATTCTCAGTGACGTCACCATGGGCGATGGCAAGGCGCTGTTCCACAATGACCACAAGAACACCGGTACCGGGGTGATCGCTGAGGCGGGTCTGAACACCATGCGCAAGAAAATGCGTACTCAGAAGAAGCTGGATGATAAAACGCCAATCAATCTCGCGCCTGCCTTCCTGATGGTGCCCGCGGCTCTGGAAACCACGGCTCAGAAGTTCCTGGCCTCGATCACGCCTGATCAGCCGTCCAGCGTAAACCCCTTCGCTGGCACCATGGAGCTGCTGGTTGAGGCGCGTTTGGATGGTGACAGTGAGGTGAAGTGGTACGGTGCGGCCAGTTCTAATCGCATCGACACCATTGAATACGCCTATCTCGAGGGTCAGGAAGGTGCCTACCTGGAGACTCGTCAAGGGTTCGATGTGGATGGGGTAGAAATGAAGGTCCGCCTGGACTTTGGTGCGGGCGTCATCGACTACCGTGGTCTGTATCGTAGCACCGGCGCCTAAGGGTTGCTCAATCGATAAATCGTGATTTCGCAGGGTCTGCTTAAGCGGGCCCGTTGATAACTGATAGAGGTGATCTATGAAAAATTACATTCAGCCGGGAAAGGTTGTGACGTTCACCGCGGCTGCGACCGTTGCTTCTGGTGCAGGTGTTTTGGTGGGCAGTCTGTTTGGTGTTTCTGTGGGCGCTGTTGCTAACGGCGCCGAAGGCGAAATGGAGACTGAGGGCGTTTATGAGTTGCCAAAAAATCAGGCCGATACGCCGGCTCAGTTTGCCGATGCCTATTGGGATGATACGAATAAGCGGGTAACTACTACTGATACAGGTAACACAAAAATCGGTGTATTCATGAAGGCCGATGCTACGGGCCTGGCCACTGCTGAGGTGCGCCTCAATGGGGTAAGCATCTAATGAACTTTGACCGACTAGTCGGGATAGCAGATAAGTGTGGATTCAAGGTTTTGGCGGGTCCCGTCTATGTCGGTCTGGAAGAGTTCCAGGCGGTGGTGGAGCACGGTGTGGAGTATCAGGAGTCGGAGACTGGGTTGCCGGTGTATATCTCCACCATCCAGGTCCAATCGGCGGACAAGAAAATGATTGCCCGCGGTACCGAGATTCGATTGGAGTCCGGAAAGCGCTACACCACTGCTGAGGTCGTTGCGTCGGATCAGTATACGGTGACTCGGAGAATGGTGTGATCAAGTACCAGGTAGCGGATCTGCCGCGGTTGCGACAGGCGTTCGGCGAGGAGACGGTCCGAAGGTCGATGAACACCGCCTTAACGCGTACTCGTAATAAGGTCAAAACCTCCATCAGTAGGTCAGTCCGGGATTGGTACAGCATCAAGACTGCAGACGTGAAAGCTGCGGTTAAAGTCTCGGTTCATGTTTCCAGTGATGGCATCATGAGGCACGTTCTGAGTTACAGCGGCTTTCGTCGGTCCTTGCGACACTATGCGACGAAGCCGGGCGTGGGAAAGGTCTGGCGTACGTCTAGAGGTCGTCGCGTGCAGGCTAGAGTCAAGCTCTATAAAAAGCAGCACCTGGTTGAGGATGGTTTCTGGGGGGCTGCGAAGTTTCAGCAAGATGGTGAGCAAAAAAGCGAGCTGCAGATCTTCAAGCGCAATCCGCAAAAGCGGATGAAGAGTAATCGAAAAAAGCAACAAATTGTTAAGCAATCCGCGCCCTCAATTTCTCAGATGGTCCGTAACGTGGATGTGCTGGATCGGTTCAACAAATTGGTTGAGGAGGAGCTCCCTGTGCAGTTTGATAAAGCGCTGCGAGCCAGGCTTGGAGAATTCGATAAATGATTGAGGTGGTGATTGCTCGCTTAAAGGCGCAGGCGTCGGCGTTTAAGTCGGTGGAGTTCGCTCTGGATATGGATCCCATTGAGGATCTTAAGGAAGAGACGCCGGCGATTCTGGTGTGGCCGGGTGAAGAGTCAGCCGCGGCAAGCGTCCACGACAGTGCGGTACGTCAACAGCTCCAGCAGCAAATAGAGCTGTTCATTGTCTGTGATATTTCCGATATAGAAGTGCGGAAGTCTGAGGTGCGTCAACTGTTACTGGGGTGGCAGCCAACGACGTATCACAATCCCATTGAGCTTGTTAAGGGTAAGCCTCAAGAGCTGAAAGCGTCCTACGTTTGGTGGCGTGAAACCTATCTGACGGCCACACACATTTAATTCAAGATTTCAAAAAACACGCTACCAGGTTCCCTGGTTGGCGGGTTTCCTTGTGCGTATCGCCCATGTGCGCATAGGGTTTTTATTCAATGGCATGGGCGAACGACATGGGCATGACAATGTTTGTATTTACTGAAGTTGATCAAATCAAGAAAAAGGTCTCGTTTAAGGTGCCAGGGGATCTCGATAAAGAGACCAAGGCAGACTTGTTGGTGACTTATCGGGTTTTGGAGCTCGAAGACGCCGAGGAAGTACTTAAAGATTTTCGAGAGGGAAATCGTACAGAGGAGCAAATCCTGTCCGAGAATATCCTTGATATCGAGGGCATGATGGACAAAGACAAGAATAAAATTCCATTCAGTGACGATATGTTTCAAAAGCTTATGGCGCGTTACTACGTCCGAAAGGCTCTGGTAGACAAAATGCTGGAAGTATTCTTTGGCAAAGAGGTGCTGAAGGCAAAAAACTAGAGGAAGCCGGAGAGTTTTGGGCGTGTTATAGCCGCTCTCACGGCGCAGACAGTTATGAAGAGGATTTTGAGCACCTAAGTATCGAGATGCCAGAGTTTGAAAAAGAGCCGGATGTATTCGAGGTGTGGAAGTGCAGCGAGCAGGCTTTGCGGGTGTTTCTCCAGTGCGCGACTCAGTGGAATGTCGTGACCACCATGAATGGGGTGTTTCGGACCGGTCTTGACTACACAGCGGTCAGGGCGGTGATGGAGCTCATGGTGGAGGATCGCTCCCAATGGCTCGATATCCTTCGTGACATTCGTTCCATTGAGTCTGGCGCTCTGACCGGATTCAGCAAAGTTAATCACTAGCCGCGATCGCGGCAACTAATCCAGGAGAATCGCTATGGCCAATCGCGGCGGCCGCTACGTTGTTCGTGACGGTGAAAAGATACCGGTGAACGACGGTGACTCAATCGAGTTGCCGTCTGACTCCGAGTCAGTGGGTTTCGATGAAGAGCCCGAAATTGAGACAGAGGCAATAGAGGATATTAGTGATGCTGTTTCGTAAAAAAGTGGTGCTAGCCAAAATCGAGTCGACCTACGGGACAGATCCGACCCCTGATGGTTCGAATGCGATATTAACCAAAAATCTAGAGATCCAGCCGCTTCAGGGTAATCGTGTGACGCGTGGTTTGGATCGTGCCACCCTTGGTAACGACCAAGAAATTCCTACCAGTTTTTACACAGGTGTGACGTTCGAGGTGGAATTGGCAGGCGCGGGTACCGCTGGCGATGTGCCAGGTTATGGCGTCTTGCTTCGTGGCTGTGGCTTCAACGAGGTCATCAGTGTGGGTGTGGATGTTCAATACAATCTGATCAGCGATGCCTTCGAATCCATTGCGATGTACTACTACCACGATGGTCAGTATTTTAAAGTCCTGGGTTCTCGGGGCTCTGTGTCCTTTGCGCTCAATAAGGATCAGTTGCCGGTAATGCGTTACAGCTTTATGGGGCTGCATACGCCTGTGGCTGCGTTGGCAATGGTGACTCCGGATCACAGCGAATTCATTCAGCCGATTGCTGTTACAGCGGACAATACGCCCACTTACACGGTCGACAGCTACGCTGCCAGTGCTGAGGCTTTCTCTGCCGACATTGCCAATAATGTGGTTTACCGCAATGTGGTGAACAGTGAGGCGGTCAAGATCACCGATCGTGCGCCGGCTGGAACGCTGAATTTTGAGGAGCCGGCGATTGGCACCAAGGACTTCTATGCGATCTGTGAGGCGGCCACGTTGGTGCCTATCCAGATTGTTCATGGGGTTACCGCGGGCAATATCGTTCAGATTGATGCGCCTAAAGTTCAGCTCTCTCAGCCGTCCAAGGCTGATAGTGATGGCATTTCGGTGCTGCAAACCAATACGCTGTTTGTGCCCAATGCGGGTGATGACGAGTTTAAACTGACCGTCAAGTAACTCTGGGGCCGTCCGATCGGGCGGCCTTTCTATTTCCTTTCTTCTGCTGAGTTTGAGTCGAGATGGCGAATCAAAAAAAAGAGATTGTAACGGGCTATATCATCACAGGTGATGCCAAGGGTGCGATCAAAGCTGCCAAGCTCACCGACAAAGAACTCAGTGCCCTGAACAAAACCACGAATTCGGCTATCCAATACGCCAAAGATCACGGCAAAGCGCTGCGTGATGGTGTTAATCAGCTGGGTAAGTGGGGGGCTGCTGCTTCGGGCGCTGCGCTTGCGGCGGGTGCGGCCTTGGTCAAAAAAAATCTTGAGCAAATCGATACGCTCGCCAAGACGTCGGATGCTCTCGGTGTGACTACTGAAGCGTTGGGTGGCCTTCGCTATGCATCTAATTTGACTGGGCTGTCAAATGCCGAGCTCGATAAAAGCCTCGAGAAGTTGACGGTCAATGTTGGTAAAGCGGCTCGAGGTACTGGAACGGCCAAAGAGGCGATCGAGCAGTTGGGGTTAAGTGCTGAAGCCCTGGCCAGAATGAGTCCGGATAAGCAGTTTGAAACTGTTGCTGAGGCGCTGAGCAAGGTTGAAAGCAAGTCTCTCAAGGCGTCGCTGTCGTATGACATCTTCGGTCGAAAAGGTACGGCTCTCATCAATACCCTGGATCTCGGAAGTTCTGGGTTGCGAGAGATGGCAGCTGAAGCTGACTCGCTGGGTATTACCTTGTCCCGGGTTGATGCGGCGAAAATCGAACAGGCCAACGACGCCTGGTCTCGTGGTAGTGGGTTGCTCAGTTCTTTCGGAAAACAGCTGACGATAGCCGTTGCCCCTGTTATGACGAAAGTGGTTGAGGACTTTACGGCTGCTGGCAAAAACGCGGGAGGCTTTGGGGAGGTTGCTACTGAGGCATTTGATTTTGCACTTAAGGCTGTGGGTTTGTTTGCAGATGGGTTGCATGGTCTGAACCTTATCTGGGAAGGGTTGAAGGTTGCGGCTTTTGGGTATGCGACATATGCAATCTCAATGGCGGACAAAATAGCGCAGGGATTTTCGACTGCACTGAGTTGGATTCCTGGAATCGATATTGATTACGAAAGCTCTACCTTGCGAGAATTCACTATCAAAATGCAGGAGGATTTTCGCGAGTCCACAGACAATCTTCAGGCGATGGCGTTGGAGGAAATTCCAAGTCGTTCCATAGAAAAATATGTGGCAGAGGCCAGGGATGCTGCTCAGGCGGCTGCGGTAAAGGTGGGTGAAACCAAAACTCAAGTCATTGAGGCTGTAACCACTGCGTCGCTGGAATCGGCGAAAAAGGTCAAAAAACTGAAGGACGAAGCGGATCCCTTCGCGACGGCTTGGGAGGAGGCGACTAAGCGTATCGATGACAGTTTTGCCGGTGCGTGGGAAGGGGCTTTTGACTCCTTCTCTGATTTCTCGAACAGGTTGCTTGATGGTTTCAAGCGGTTGTTGGCTGAGCTGGCTCATCAGTCCTTGACCAAGCCTATTTTGGTTAACCTGGGACTGTCTTCCAGTGGTGGCCCCAATCTAGGCACTATTGCTGGTGGCGGTTCGAGTGGTGGCGGGCTTCTTAGCTCGGTAAGCAACTTATGGGGTGCGGTGAGTTCGGGGGGGGGCTTGTTTGGCTCATTAGCCTCCGGATTTGGCGCGGGCGGCGTTGCAGGTGCCATTGATGGCGCTGCTGGCTATGCGATGTCCAGCTATATCAATGGCGGTGCCTATATTGGTAATGCGGCTCCGGCATCCTACCAGATGGCCAACCAGGGATTGATCTCTGAGAGTGCAACTACGACAGTGAACAGTGTTGGTAATGCGGTCACCAGTGCAGCAATTACGGCGGCGGCGGCTTACATCGGTGCTGAGGTGGGTGATGCGGTCGGTGAGGCCATTTTCGACAAGCAGGCCGAAAGCAATTGGGGGGCAGTCAGCGGTGGTGTCATCGGTGGTTATGTTGCGGCTGGCACCTCAATTGGGGGCCCATGGGGGGCGGCTATTGGAGCGTTGATCGGTGCGCTGGTTGACGTGGCAGGTGGTGGCGATGGCAATGAGCGCTATCGTCTTGGTGTTGCAACAGGCTTGGATGCAACCAGCTCTCGGTATGCCAAAAATTCCACACAACTTGAATCCGGGTTGTTGCTGACTGAGATTACGTCCAGGGTGGGTCGTGAGGGCAATGAGGCGGCTGCCTCTATGACTGAAGCCTTTAAGGCGATCGATTCGCACTTAGTGCAGCTGGCAGAGAATCTTGGGCAGGCGGTGGATTTAACGGACGTCACTCTTCGCGGTAAGACCTGGGACGCTGGACATGAGGGTGAGGGCGGCTCTTTCTTCGGGTCGGCTTTCTACAATGGCGTCAGTGAGTCACAAATGGAGGCAGCAGCTGGGGCCTTCTGGTTTGCCTGGGGTGATGCTGTTGGCGGGCAGGTTAACCAGGTGATGGACCAGATCACCGCGGGGATGGATGTCGCTGATGTCAGCAGCAACATCGATGTTCTGATCAAGTCGCTGCAGCTGATGACCGGTCCGACCACTGAATTCTCACAGCTCCTCAATGATCTTGCTTCGAGCTATCGTGGCGTGGATGAAGACGGCCGGGCGAATATAGCAACGCTTTTGGAACTCGCCGGTAATCTGGTTTCCGTTAACTCGGTGCTGGAAGATCTTTCCGTTGGGGCGTTCGGTTTCAATCAGTTGGGTGTTGATTCTGCTAAGGCTCTCAGTGACATGTATGGTGGTATAGAGGGGCTTGGGCAGGCGGCTGGAGTCTATCTGCAGACGTTCACCACAGCGGAAGAAAGGTTTAAGAATTTCAACAGTAACATTGCATCTTCTTTTTCGGAGATGGACTTGGCGCTGCCGACAACGCGTCAGGGCTTTAAGGATCTGGTTGAGGGGCTGGATCTCACCAGTGAGGCAGCGAGAGAGCAGTTTGCCAATCTCATGACACTGGTTCCGGCGATGGATCAGTTTTACGGTGGCCTGGACTCAACACGCGAAACGCTAACGCGACTGTATAACGATGTTCTGGGGCGTGAGCCGGAAACAGAGGGGTTGGAGTATTGGGTTGATCAGGTCGTTAAATCCGGGCTCACCATCGATCAGGTTGCTCATGCGATCGAAAATTCCAATGAGGCGGTGTCCAATCATGTGCGCGATTTGTACGCGGATGTTTTGGGCAGAGCGCCAGAAACCGAAGGCTTGGAGTACTGGGTCAATGAGATCCAGACGGGTGCCATGACCTTCGAACAGGTTGCTGAATCGTTCGCGAACTCTCAGGAAGCAATCTACAACAGCCTCACTGAGGGGGCTGCGGAGTTTGCTGAGGCGTTGGCGGGTCAGAATGTCATTGAATCTATGACTGAGCGTGAGCGCGCTGAGAAGCAGCTTAACGACTGGTATGCGGTGCAGATCGATACCCTCAACGGTTACATCGATGCCGGCTATCAATTCGCTGGCGGTTCCGATTCTGTGCTGGGCAATATCCAGGATATATTTGATCGTGGGATGGCGGATATTGAGGATCGCTTTGCGGTGGCGGTGGTGGAAGTCGTGGATACAGCCGCGGAGGCGTTGAGGCAGATCCAGGCAGATGCAGATGGTTTTGCCACGGGTCTCGCTGATCGCAATTTCCGTGAAGGGTTGTCGCCTCAAGCGCTGGCTGAGTATGAGCTGCAGCAGTGGTACGACGGTCAATTGGCGTTGGTTAATGACTTCCTGGAGGCAGGCGCCGAGTTCGCGGGTGGTACTGAGTCGGTGCTGACGAATATTGATGAAATATTCGATCGTGGCCTGGCTTCGATTGAGGAGCGGTTTGCTGAGGCCGTAGTGGAGGTGGTGGATACGACCGCAGAGGCGTTGAAGCTAATCCAGGCGGATGCGGATAGCTTCGCCGCGAGGCTGGCTGATCGCAATTTCCGCGAAGGGTTGTCGCCTCGAGCTCTGGCTGAATTTGAACTGCAGGAGTGGTACGACGGCCAATTGGCGCTGGTCAATGACTTCCTGGAGGCAGGCGCTGAGTTCGCGGGTGGTGCCGAGTCGGTGCTCGCGAACATCGATGATATTTTCGATCGTGGTCTGTCGTCAATCGAGGAGCGGTTTACTGAGGCTGTAGTCGAGGTGGTGGATACGACCGCTGAGGCGTTGAAACTGATCCAGGCGGATGCGGATGGCTTTGCCGCAGGTCTGGCCGATCGAAATTTCCGCGAAGGGTTGTCGCCTCGAGCTCTGGCTGAATTTGAACTGCAGGAGTGGTACGACGGCCAATTGGCGCTGGTCAATGACTTCCTGGAAGCGGGCGCTGAGTTCGCAGGTGGTGCCGATTCGGTGCTCACGAACATTGATGATATTTTCGATCGTGGTCTATCGTCGATCGAGGAGCGGTTTGCTGAGGCCGTAGTGGAGGTGGTGGATGCGACCACTGAGGCGTTGAAGCTGATCCAGGCGGATGCCGACAATTTTGCAGCGGGTCTTGCCGATCGTAACTTCCGTGAAGGGCTGTCACCTCAGGCGCTGGCTGAATACGAGCTGCAGAGCTGGTATGACAATCAGCTGTCGATGATTAACAGTTTTGTCGACGCGGGTGCGGATTTCGCTGGTGGTGTTGACAGTGTGTTGGGGAATCTACAGGACATCTTTGATCGCGGTCTGTCGGCCATTGAGGATCGATTTGCGGTGACGGTTGTTGAAGTTGTGGATCAAGCGGCTGAGGCATTGCGACTGATTCAGATCGACGCTGACAGTTTTGCCGCTGGCTTAGCGGATCGCAATTTGCGCGAAGGTCTGTCACCAGAGGCATTGGCCAGGCATGAGCTGCAGGAGTGGTACGACGGGCAGCTGAATATGTTGAGTGAGTTTGTCGGCGCGGGTGCTCAGTTTGCCAATGGCGTTGACAGTGTTCTGGGTAATATCCAGGGGATTTTTGATCGTGGTCTGAATGCCATTGAGGATCGCTTTGCGGTGGCTGTGGTGGAAGTGGTGGATGAGGCGGCTGCGGCGTTGCGCCTATTGCAGGCCGACGCCGACAGCTTTGCTTCCAGTCTGGCCGATCGTAATTTCCGCGAGGGCTTGGCGCCAGAGGAGTTGGCCAGGTACGAGCTCCAGCAATGGTATGACGAGCAGTTGGCGGTGGTTGACGAACTCCTGGCCGGTGGTGCTGCCTTCGCTGGTGGTGTCGACAGTGTGTTGGGCAGTATTCAGGGTATCTTTGATCGGGGATTGACGGCCATTGAGGAGCGTTTCGCGACCGGCATCGATGTCGTCGTTGATCAGGCTGGTGATGCACAGCAGGAACTCGCCAGAATAGCCAGTGAGCGCTATGGGTTGGAGACCAGGCTGCTTCAGTTGCAGGGAGACGCAGAGCAGCTGAGGGAGCGCGAGCTTGCTCAATACCATGAGTCGAATCGTTCTATTCTCGAGCAGGTCTATGCGCTGGAAGATCTTCAGCAGGCGGCTAACGATGCCGCTCTGGCAGAAGAGCAAGCGGCGGATCGGTTGAAGTCGATTGCTGAGCAGCGGGAGAGTCTGCAAGTTGAGCTGTGGACCCTACAGGGGCGCAACGACAAAGTGCATGCGCTTGAACGTAGTCGATACTATGAGACCAATCGCGCTCTATTTGATCACGTTGAGGCCATGAAGGCTCAGAAAGAGGCGGCTGAGGAGGCGGCTGTCGCAAGTCGTGGGGTGATTGATGAAATTCTTCGGCTGAGGGGGCAGTCTGCCGATGGCGCGATCAGTGCTGGTGCGTTGAATTCCAGGTTCAGTGAGTTGGCGGCTCAGGCTCGCCGGGGTGACCTCGAGGCACTTGCGCAGTTGCCTGAACTCAGTCGAGCTATTGAGGCATCAACTTTGGAGTCCGCCAGTAGTCTCCAGGCGGTCCAGAGAACCAACGCTTGGCTGGCGAATACTATGGCGCAGGCGCTCGAAGTGCAAAATATTGCTGTACCTCAGTTTGGCGCGCAGGCGCCTCTCCCAGTGGCGACCTTTCACGCGCCGTCTCCTCAGGTATTGCCGCAAGGCGCTGTGCCTGCACAGCATGACCTGGGTCGGATTGAAAATGAGCTGAAGGCAATCAAGGAAGTTCTAAGGAGTGGCGGAGTGGAGAATGAAGAGCTGATGCTGTCGTTGATACGTCATTTGGTGAGTCTGTTGCAGATCGTCGAAAAGTGGGATGACGAGGGAACGCCGCCGGAGGCTGCTGCATGAATATCTTTAAGCCCATTGCGATCACCAGTGTAACGTCCAACGTACCCGAGGATGATTATCCAGCTTGGGTCAGTGACAATGATCCGGGGTACGCTCAAGGAGAGAGGGCTATAAGTCCAGCGACACATCGAATTTATGAATCATTGATTCCCGGTAATCTGGGCAATGATCCCGATGATCGGGATAACCATTCGGACAAGTGGCTGGATGTATCGGCTACCAATTTACACAAGATGTTCGATGGTAAGTTGGCCGATCAAACCACTCATGAGGGGGAGATTTCGGTTACTATCGTGCCGGGGGTGCCGGTGGATTCCTTGGCATTGATTAATCTTTCCGCGGCTTCTTTTAGGGCGCAAGTGGTGGATCCTGTTGATGGTCCGGTTTTCGATGAAACTGTTCAGTTGATCGATAATTCTGGGGTCGTGGATTGGTCCACTTATGTCTCGACGAAGCCAAAACTGATTAAAGATGCGGCTCTGTTCAATCTTCCTCGGTATTCTGCGGCATCAATCACTATCACCATTTCCTCTGTTTCTGGTCCTGTGGCTGTCGGCGAGTTGGCCCTGGGTGCTAAAGAGTCTCTGGGTGATCTGAAGCTGGGTGCTGATGTTGGGATTGCGGATTACTCGAAGATAGCGTACGACGATTTTGGGAACGCAACAGTCAATAAAAGAGGTTTTAGTCGAAAGATCGGCTATCCCATTTCTTTACCTTCAAAGCATTTTCATTCTGCGTTGCATGTTCTTGAATCTTATCGCTCGACCCCTATGATCTACAGTGGCCGGGATGATGGTGGTGGAGGTTTTCTTACTTACGGTTATTACTATGACTTCAGGTTATTGCATCAAAACAAAGTCTATTCGCATTGCGATCTAAAAGTTAGGAGTCTTGTATAGTGGCTATCACTCCCTTTACGGCAAACCCACACCGATCCGATCCTGACAACTTTCCGGTTGAGATGGACGTATTGGTAGCTGAGTTGATTCAGTTTATTCCAGAAGTTAATCAAGCGATTGATGACATGAATGTCGCTGCGGCTGCGCCTGGCATGACGGCGGCCAGCACGAGCTCTCTCACGGTCGGTACCGGTTCGAAGTCATTGACGGTTGAGACGGGAAAGCAACTTGTTCCGGGCATGGAGGTGGTGATCGCGTTTACGACCACGCCGACCAACCGTATGATCGCAACCGTTGACGACTATAACTCTGGCACTGGTGCGCTGGATGTCACAGTAAGCAAGGCAGAGGGGAGTGGAACGTTTGCGGCCTGGACCGTCAGTTTGACGGTGGCGTTTCCGATTACCAGTTTTGTTTCGGCCAAGCCTGCTCGTACGGCCAGCGGTTCGATCACGCTTGGAAAGGTGGTTGCTTTGAACGATGACGGTACCGTGAGCCAGATTGCACCAAAGGCCATTGGCGCGGGGACTCCGGTTTCGTTTCCTCAGGATGCTGGGTCGCGTATTCAGTCGGTTCGTCAGGTTTACGACTCTGGTAATGATCGAACGGTGATCCTGTATCAGCAGGTCTTGGTCAGTACCGGGCTCTATGCGGTGGTGTTGAATAACAGTGGGGGTACGCCGGTCTATGGCACTCCGGTCCTAATCTTGTCCGGGCTGACGACGGATAATGCCAGTGACATCTCCTATGATGAAGAGCTTGGTAAGGTTTTGGTGGTGTATCGTGATACCAGTGACACCGATAATGGCAAAGGCATTGTGGGCACGGTCGACACGGGTGACGATTCTATTTCCTTTGGTTCGGCAACCACGTTTACCACTGGGGTTGCGAGCGATATCGCCTGCGAATACGATTCGGTGAATAAGGCACATCTGGTGGCTTGGAACGAGAATGCCACGACCGGTGATTCCAAGGTGGCGACTATATCCGGTACCAGTGTGAGTTTTGGGGCGCTTCAGACCTTTAACGGCACTGGTTCGACGAAAGATATCTGCCTCAGTTTCAATTCCTTTGTTGGCAAGTTTCTGGTTGCTTACCGGGATGAAGCTGAGACCGATGAGGGGCGATCAATGGTAGGCACCATTTCCGGTACCTCCGCCAGTTATGGTTCAGAGTACACCTTTGCTAATGGCATTAATCAGTTTTTCTCCAGTGCCTTCTCGACCGTCGATAATGTGCACGTCATTACTTACAAAGAAAATACCTCGTCAGATTTGAAAGCCATCGCCATGACAATCAATGGTACCTCTGTGAATGCGGGGGCTGCCATTGTGGTTGACTCTGGTGGGGGCAATTCGGCGGCAATTGACTATGATCCGATCGCGGATAAGTTTCTGGTGGTTTATCGTGATCAGAACAATTCCGGTTATGGGACGGCGGTGCTGCTGAGTCTCTCTGCCGGCACGACCATCAATAATGACAATAGCGATACGTTCCGCAGTGCGTCGATCTCAGCGCGCGCGGTGTCGTATGATCCTTCCACCGGAGACATGATTGTCAATACTGGGATATCGTCTAACTCTGGCGGAGAGACGGTTCGCTACTCGACCGGGGCTTCGAATAAGTCGACCTGGTTTGGCATTGCCTTGGAGGCGGCCAATGATACCGAGGAGTGTCTGGTGGCTACCATTGGAGAATTTTCGCCTGATCAAACCGGTCTTGTTGTCGGTGCGACTTACTACGTGGATGACAATGGTGACCTGACGCAGACCAATACCGGCGAAAAGGTGGGTAAGGCGTTCTCGGCGACCCATCTGCTGATTACGGAGGCCAACGCGGCATGAAGATAGTTCGCAACAAGCAGACCAAGGTGGCGGTCTACCTCTTTGAGGATAATGACGTCGTCGAGCTTGGTGAGTTGCTGAGGGGGCCTGGCGTTAGCGCCAGTGACATTAGCTCAGACGATTATGAGATAGCCGTTGGCCCGGCGCCGGCTCAGTGGGCGGGTAGGGCACTGGCTTATGACAGTGGCTGGACTGTCGTCGACCAGGAGCTGCTGGACGTGGAGTTGGCTCACCAGATGCAAGAACAGCAGAGTCAGGCAGAGGCTAATGCGGCAAAACTTGTCAATCGCCGCCTGTCTATCCGGCAGACGATAGTTCAAAGGGCTGAGCAAGAGCGTCTCAAATACATCACGCCGGGATATGGCAAGGCGATGGTTTACACGGCCAAGCATGAGGAGGCCAAACGACTTGCTTCCGATGCGGCGCCCTCTGCGGCAGATTATCCCTTGTTGGCTGCAGAGGTGGGGATCACGGCCAGCGATCTGGCAGGCGTGGGTCAGTCTGTGCTCAATACGGCCGGTGCTTGGCTGGCGGTGGCCGCTCAGATTGAGAAGAATGAGAAAGTGTTGCTTGTCGCTCTCGATAATGCGGTCACGCTAGAGGAGGTTGACGGCGTTGACGTTAATGCCGGGTGGCCTGCTGCTTCTTGATTCCTCGTCTCAGTCTTTAAGGTTTTTCCATACCTGGTGGAGTTTCTCCACGTGCTGAAGAATGGCGTCCCGAAAGCTTGGTGGCAGGTCTCTGTAGGCTCTGGAGAGCCTGGAGGGAATTTTATCTTCCGGTGAGCCAAACACCTCGTTATACGATAATCCCACCAGTGGGGCCCAGCAGGCCATCAGGCTGGATGGTATTTCCTGGTGTCCATTCTCCATCTTCGATAATGCTGCCGGCAGTGGTGCTTGTTTGAGCTGTAGTCTGCCGGCCAGCCATTCCCTTTTGAGCTTCTGGCTCAGTTCAATGAGAGTGCACGAGCGCGCCTGGCGAGCTTCTTTCAGTCGCTGGTGAGGTCGCTTCTCCGCGTTCTTGGGTGCGTCCTGCTCGTCTCGTCCCCTGGTGATGTTTCTATATTCGAAATATTACCTTTCAGATATTTCTAATACAGAAAATTTGCATATATTTCAATGGGTTACTCCTTTTCTTTGGCGTCAAAATCTGTTTATATCCCCGGCCTAATTATTAATGTCAAGAAAATTAGGGTGTCACTAAAGTGGGGTTGTAAGGATCAAGTCTCAAGGGGTACTGCCTCTTAAGACTATACAGAGGGAATGAGGTATGGATATAGCAGAGCAATGGAATGTGCTGGCCTTTGAGTTGGTGCTGCGTGACAACGGTGTCTACTTGGTGGTTAAGCATCAGCTGACCGGAGAAATGCGGCGTTTGAGTGCCAGGGGGAGAGGTGCCCTCAGGTACGGTTCAGGGGTCTCGTATCGAGCTGGTTGGCTAGAGGGGGCTGTCAGCGTGCTGACTGGTAGGGTAGGGTCCGACAATCTGACAGAGGCGTACAGTGCCCTGCTGGAGGATTGTGAAAACGATCTTCCTATATAGGTATAGGGAAGTGCGGCACCAAAGTTGGTGCCGGGGCGGTTGACAAGACGCCGCAGAGCGGAGCGTCCCCACGGTATTCCCTTTCGGTTTTGTATTCCACGTGGCCGCCCGGCATCGAGCTGGGCGGCTTTTTTCCGTGAGCCATCACGGCTCCGCGATCGCGGCCATCTGCAGGCCGACCTGGTGCAGTTGTCACGCTACTCAAGGCGAGGCGATTATGACTCAGGGGGCGGGAAATGTCACAAAAATCCTTATCTCATAAAGGCTATACAAAAATACAGTGGTGTATGGTTGTACAGTGAGAGGTGGCGGCGTAGAATGTCTGTGTGATTTTTGACCGATGGGGGTCTGAAGCATGTTAGGACAATACAAATGGCCGTATTCGGCTGATGGTAGTTTAACGTTCGACATCTACAATCCGAGTGGCGATTGGAAGCCGCTTGGGGGTCTTTATATGTTCTGTAGGCCGGGCAGCCAGGCGCCTTGGTTTTCGCTGTATGTGGGACAAACCCAGAACTTCCGCGATCGCTTTGCTGATCATCCAAGGTGGGAAGAGGCTCGGCGAATGGGTGCTACACATGTGCACGCGGTTGGCATGAGTAGCCAGGCAGATAGGGACTACTACGAGCGATCTCTGATTGGGGTATTGGCTCCGCCGTTGAACGTTCAGCATAACCCGCAGCAGGGGAGATCAGGGCTGCTGGTAGGGGTTCTCTAGGTTGGATGAAATCTGGTGTTGATCGGGGAAAATCCTAAAATTGACACCGGCTTTCAAATCCGGAATACTCCTTTCAAATCATGAGCTTATGAATTTGCACATGCCTTGCTGGGGGTGTGGTGGTCGTCGGTTCAAATCCGGCCACTCCGACCATATTTTTCCTTATAAATCAGCCGCTTAGAGATTTTGAATCTTGAGCGGCTTTTTTGTTTTTGGGATTTAAGTCCATATTAAGTCCAGTCAGCGATTTGGTTCTACAAGCCGCCTTCTCTTTGGACAGCACACATTGATTTTTAAAGGCTCTGCGAAATAGCCACTTTACTTTAAAATAACTATATTGATAATCGTTAGCTATAAGGCGAACGAGTGATTGAGTGGTTTCTCTTCGCTATATTTTCATTCTGCGCTGCCTCACGAAGACCTTATGTTGATTTGGGTTGGTGACGGAGTATTGCGGGGAAGCGAACGTCTTGTCCGCTCGGCTCATGACGCAGATATCTAGCTCAAACTTTCATATAAAGACCAAGGAGGGATTTGGATGCCAGGTTTACTCAGTACCCTAATTATTGGATTAGGAACTGCAATTTCAAAAGGCGTATTTAAAGCATGGCTTGGAGATGCACCTGCTCTTGAAAGTGGTGCTTCATCGATTTCTGATCTAATAGCCAGTGTCACGTCGAATGTCCTAGCCAGAAGAAAGTTGAGGAGAGAATTTGAGGTTATAGCTGAGTCAACTGCCGATACTATTTTTGAAATCATCGAGAATGATTTCGAGTATATTAATGAGTCCAGAAAGATCGTTGTAGCAAACAGCGTCACGGACCTTATTGAGTATGGGTTTACTGATTTTAGCTTGGTTATGAAATCCGCAATGAACCCCGAAAATCTGGCAAAGGAATTAATATCAAGGCGGGGCAGGGACTTCGGTAATACTGGAGATAATTTTAGCGAGCAAGAGAAGCGGTTGTATGTGCAGCTGGTTTCAGAAAGTTCACAAATAATTATAGATTTGGCTCAAAATATTCCTGGTTTCAATGAGGTAATTGCTTCAGAGAATCTAAGAAAGGCTGATGATATAGAAAAAATCTGTAATGCCATTCTAGACGAAGTTAAAAAAATAAGAGCTGTTTCTGATCGCGGTAGTGATGATGATAGGACATTTGAATCGAATTATCGCCGCTCAGTCATTCGGAATAACAGTTCAATTCAACTCTTTGGGATTAATGGTAGCGAAACTTCCCGGAGATACGATTTAAACGTTGCTTTTGTAGCACTTGAAATGAATCTTGATCAAAAGCAGGGTCAAGTTGATGGTGGTGTAACAATCGAGAGAGCTTTGCAGCTTTCGGATAGAATTGTCATTCGTGGTGCAGCAGGATCAGGGAAAACTACGCTCCTACAGTGGTTGAGTGTCAATATGGCAAACATGTCTTTTGGTGCAGACATGAATAATTACAACTCCTATCTCCCATTCTTTATAAAGGTTCGAAAGTACCCATCGGGGCCTTTGCCGAAATTAATTGATATGGTATCCGAGGCGTCTGAACTGCTTGCAGAAGGAATGCCTGACAATTGGGTGGCAAAGAAGCTGAAAGAAGGCAAGTCCGTCATTATGATTGATGGGCTCGATGAGATTAGCACTGCAAGGAGAGATCAATTCAGGAAGTGGATTGACGAACTCATCAGCCTCTATCCGAACAACATATATATCGTAACGATGCGGCCGTACGCTCTCCCTCCTGGATGGCTAAAAAATCTGTCTTTTACGGAAACATCTATTTTGGATTTAGACCTAAAGCGGATTAAAGAATTTATCGAGCATTGGCACAATTCCGTGGAGAGGTCGTGTACAACGAATTCTGAAATAGCAACATTACGGGCTTGTAAAGAAAATTTGTTGGAGGTCGTAGTATACCAGAGGGTTCTGTTTCGGTTGTCAAGGTCTCCCCTTCTCTGTGCACTTCTCTGTGTTTTAAATCGAGGGAGGTCCGGAAAGCTCCCTAGACGAAAAGTAGACATTTATAGGGAGTGTATTTCTCTTTTCTTTCGAAGAGAAATGGAGAGAGCTATCAATCCATTGAAAATAGATCTTGACGAGCCGCAGTTAATTTCGGTTGTCTCTGATCTGGCATTATGGATGCTCAGGAACGGACTCGCACAATGTTCGTTAGAAGAGGCCTTGACGCGTCTGGACGTTTCAATTGGAAGGCTCAATTTAGAAGATAGACCAACATCGAAGTTGATGTTGAGATACCTAGTTGAACGTAGTGGAATTCTGAGAATTCCCCAGGCCGATACGGTCGATTTTCCGCACAAGACATTCTTAGAATACTTTTCAGCGCTGGCGATTACCCTTGAGGGTGGCATTGGTGAGTTGATTAGTCGCGCTCAAGATGATCGCTGGAGAGAAATCGTGGTTTTATCTGGATCGCTCTTAGGTCAGAGTCATGCCGAAAAGCTTGTCGATGGAATTTTTCAAAAAGGTGAGGATGATCCGACTGCTTTAATCATAGCAGCTGCGACGCTGGAGTCCGTTTTAGCTCTTCCTGAAGGGAGTGAAGTTCCCGGAAGGATTCAGGCAGGGTTAGAAAAGCTCATTCCTCCTGCGAATATGCCTGCTGCCCATTCGTTGTCTGCTGCAGGTAACTATTTGGTTCCCTACCTTAGATATAATCCTAGAGAGCGCATTCAGCACTTATTGTGCATTGAAGTCCTTAAGAAAGTTGGAACTGATGAGGCATATCAAGTTCTCAAAGAATATTTAAAAACGGATGACCATGAAGTTAAGGATGCGTTGATTAAAGCATATGAAGACTATAGTGTTCCAATAGCCAAGGATGCGATTCATGTAAAGAGCCTTGAAAAAATAGAAGTGATTATTCGAAGTTTGGCGAGTCATCAAGTTAGGTATTACTTTGATGATGAGTTGACATTATTGGAAACGAGTAATGTCCCGCCAAGCTGGTGGGAGGAAGTTGACTTGAAATGTGAAAACGTTGAGGTGTCTGGCGAAACGATTGAAAGTGTCACTGATGTGGATTTCGCAAAAGTTTCCAAAGTTCTCTCAGCTCCACTGGGTGTGAAGCTCAAGGCAGTGATATATTCATTGGCGGCCAAAGAAGCCGGTCTGCAAGATAGTGAAGTGCTCCACACTGTAGTTCAAAAATACCAAGCGGCCATGTCTGAGGGGACGGCTACTCATAAGCTAACGCCAACTACTAGGCTGTTTGTTAAATTCATGTCAAACAACAGCTTAGATCCAATAAGTACTTTAAACACAGTCGAGAAATCTGAATATTTCGTTTTGTCGCCTCTGGTATCAGATAAAGTGCAGGAGGTAAAAGAATTTCTAATAGCATATGCATAAAGTGAGCGTACAGTTATTGACAGAACTCCAAGGTGGCGCACGCCTGCGGCGGTGCGCGGAAGTCTGCCGCCATACTGGCGGCACTCGCGTTTAAATTGGCAGTGGTTTCAGCGTCCTCTGAATCCGAGCCGGAATTACTCTGCGCGACCCTGACGGTCCATTCATGGAGCCGAGTTGTCAGCTCCAGGGGGCCAAAAACAATTCCCTTGAGCTTCTTGACGAATTCCCCATACTGATTCTTTTCCGCCTTCCGAACGAGCCATGCCCGAATAGGGCGCTCTTTGCGGGGGCAGATAGCCCCGCCCATCAATCGGGTATAAGTCTCCCAGTCACTGGCGTCCGCAGCTTCAGTAATCTGCTTGAGGAGTTCCTTGGATATATTCTTGGATTCCAGGCGGCGCAGCTCTCGCCATACGGTGACACTGGGGCCGCCGATCTGCTGAAACTGCCGAATTCCCCATAAGGAGGCCCAGGCGGCTATTCGAGCAGCGCTGGAACTGGCGTCCTGTCCATATAGATCCGCCTCGATACCATGCCCATCAATATTCTTGGAGATGTATTTGGCGATATAGCCTGTGGCGCTCCCCTTGGCTGGATCGATGGATACCGCCTTAAACCGATACTGGTCGGCTCCGGGTTCGTCGCCGTCCTCCTGCAAGGCGTAGCGCTGGAAAATGTCGGTTGCTTGCTGGGCCACTGCCTGGGGAAAGAACAGCATCAAATGCCAGTGGGGTGTGCCGTCGTGGTGAGGTTCAACCACCCGAAAGCCGAAGCAGTGATAGTCCCGCCGGTGCCAAGCCGACCGCACCCGTTGCCAGACCTTATTCAGATACGCATTGGCCTCTTTGGGGGAAGAGCCGTTGAATTTGCTATTGGGCTCTCCGGTCTGATGTGTAGCGTGATACTTACTCGGGCAGGTGAGGGTATAGAACATACCGCACCATTGTTCATCGGAATTCTTGGCGGTCTCCTCAAATCCCCTCATGCGTACCATTAATTCATTGCGACGGTTCTCCGGGTTTGAGACTGAAACGTCACTCAATTCCGCAAGGCTATAGACCTGCCCACACTCGTTTTCCGCCTCCATGGCCTCCAGCAAGCGACGGTTCTTGACCTTTTGGCCCTGGCAGCGCTTGAAAGAGAAATCACTGATATAGATTCCCTTGCGCTTGCTCACAAGCCCCAGTTCCCGGCACAGGGATTCCATGTCCGACCACTGCCACGTTCTGAGTTGGCGACGCCACCAGCTTTCATCAAAGGTCCGCATCAACGCGGCGGCGGTTTCATCTTTGGTGGGATCGTCGGGCAATGTGGGGAAGGAAATGCCGGTGCGCTCCACCAGCTTCCGGATAAGGTCAACCGCTACTGGGCTGTCCATGCGCTTTAGGGCATCGAACAGGTCTCTCTCGGTTCTTCTGGCCTTTACCTTGGCGTATTGGGTCAGTGCTTCTTCGGGGGAGTCCAGCAAAAGCCCGGTCTGCCCCAGCTTCATTCGGTTACTGGTCTGGCGAAGCCACGCATTGGCGGCTACATGACCGGACTCTAGACCTCGCTTCTCGTATTGATCTACGAGAGGATGCATAAAGGAGGGGTGGCGCCTAAAGATCGATTCCCGCCAGTCAGAGCACTGGCGAGTACCTATAGGTTCTAGGCGATCGTAGGGTCGGAACCGATTGGTGGTCTCTGTCATGACCTATAGCTCAGATTTGACCTATAGGCCGAAGGGGGGCGATCAAACCCTTATAAGGGAATCCCGGGATTAGACCCGGGTTTGATCCCTTATAAGGGATTGGGGTAGCGGCAGCCATCTCCGGCTCCCTTATAAGGGAGTGGCGTCTGGAATATGGTCCGGAATCCCCTATAGGGGATTTCCGGGGAGATTCGGCCGCAAACAGAGCTTTAGGTCTGGGCCGGTAAGGGCGTCTTTCCCGGGCTCTCATACCGCTTGCCCCAGGTGTTCCAGCTTGCTAAAGCTGTTGAGCCAGAGATCCAGATCCTCTTTCAGGTAGCGGACGGATCGCCCGATCTTGATAAAGGGTGGGGCAGGGGTGCGGTTATCGCGGTTGCCGTCCATTCTGGATTGAGCAAGATATGACCGGCTCATGCAGATATAGTTGGCGGCTTCCTTTTCGGTAAAGGCCCTGGGTGTGGCTACATTGGTGATGGTATTCATTTGGGTACTCCCTTGATGATTGATGTGGGAGCACTGTTTCATACCGGCGCAGGTCATCGACGTTAGCAGTAAAAATTTCTCTTAGCGCTAACGCTAGCGCTAAATACTGATGTCATTAGCGTTAGGAATTGGGGGTGTAAGGGGCTGGTGTTAACCCAATGCGGACTGTTAGCTAGTTCTAATATAAAGCTTTTTGGATGCCCATAATTTAGACAAAATGCAGCCTAAAGCCCCAGAGTTGTAGAAACAGATCGCCGCGACGTGATATAACACTCCAGACTTATAAGGAATTAAGGTTGTCATTGATCTCAAAGGGATTTAGCTGTCCGTCCTAATCTCCCTTCTGAGTATATACGTCAGTCTGACATGGTAAATCATGCCACGAGGACTTCGAATATAGTGTATATGTATAGAAAGAACTGAGAATTTGAAGGGTTTATGGACGAAAGGCTTAGAAAGTTGTGCCGCCAGCTAAGGGCAATGGATTCGAACGAAGCTTCTACATGGCTCTTAACTACATATCCTGTATCGAGCGATAACTGGGGAGAAGCTATTTCGCTTATTCCGCACCGAACATGGAAAAGGAAAGACCAAATTCTCTTGGCGCAACACTACCTTAGCAAAATTCCTTTCGCTAGTGCTAAAGGGTATGAAGCCTTTTCTTCAATAATGTCTGTTACTTGTTTCATTGAAGTAGTATCCCGATACATCCCCATGAATCCATCAAAGCGAGACTTGGTCAAGTATTATCTTCCTCGCGTGTTAAAGCAGGCATGCAAAACTGATCGAGACAAGGAGCTAGTTAATGCGTTTTCAAATACATTGTAGTCGTACCAGTTATTATCTAGTTATCGCAGGTAGGTCGAATGAAAAAGATGCACTTACTGTAGCTTTTCAGCATAAAACCTGTGCCAATGTCTAGTAACATATACCGCTTACAGGCAGAGCCCGATAAGTATCTGTGGCTCACGCTCACAGACGAAAATAAGTCAGAATGCCTCGAAGAAATTCGTGAGGCGCGTTCTTTGAAAGGAAAATGGACGCCGGTCCAAGTTGAGGCAATAGTCGAAAATAAAGAAGATCAGCATAAGCTGTTAAGTGATTTTCCGGAATTTTGGTGCCTCCCTACAATAAGTAAAAGAGGAGTCAAACGACTAGCCAATTTTCTTTCAAAGGACGTTGAATTGCTGCCCGTTCTCAATTATGAGTATTACATAATAAATGTCACTCGTGTAATTCAGGCATTAGACGAGAATAGGTCCATCATAGAAAGGTTTTCTTCAGGTGAAATTATGAATGTAGAAAGGTACTGGTTCTCGGAAAATGAGCTTGGAGGAGCACCAATATTCAAGTTATACGGTTACCACCGTGTCGCGATATTTGTGAACGAGGAATTTTATCAGGAAGTTCAAAACTCAGGGCTTACTGGGTTCCAATTTCAAAAAGTTTGGCCGCATATACACTAGGATGTATAAACCTTGACTTACACTGTAATTCCCGACGAGATAGATTTTATCGGATCTGGCAGTCCTCTGAGTACCACTAAATTATTTTGTTATTTGACATTATGGATGATCGAGAATTTACAACGCCTGCCGATGATACTGAACAATGGGCCAAAGCATAAATACTCAATCAGTCAGCTTTTGGCACTATGGAGAAGCTGTTAAGGGAAATCTTGCATGAGTAGAGTATGGAGAGAAATTGCTGATCCCAAAAAACACTCAGATTTCATGAGTACGTACAATGAAGGAGGGATTCCTGTTAAAAAAAGCAGAGATAACCTCATTGAGAAATGGGTTTATTTAGCAGAGGTATGTGGATTTACTTTCCAGTTCGCGAGCATTGAACAGGTAAAGGAATGCAAGGCTTATTTTGAGAAGAAAGTTCATCCTTCTACTCGCGACATTCATCCGCCGCATGAGCACTACTGGCACCCTTGGTACTGCAAGTTACCAAAAGGTATCAATGGAGGCACTAAACGCCAAAAGGTGTTAAAAACGCTAGATCAGATTCTGGAGAAGTGGGGGCAGTGAACAGTCTGCTTTTGGCACTACTGAGCCCCGTTTACTCGTTCACTCAGCGTAATGCAAATGACCACCGATAGAGAGCAAATATTCAAGAACGCCAGAAAAGGTTTCTGGAAGGCTGCTGCTGTTGTTTTTGTTGTCTACGGTTCTATTCTGCTTGGTGCCGTAAGCATGTTTAAAGACGAAGAAATACAGGCAACAATATGCTGTCTAAAAGGTACAAGTCCAGGGGTAAGAGATTCAGGAATGATCTTGGTTTTGGCCAAAACATCAGGTGGCTCTGAAATAAGTGTTCAATGGAGCAATCAATTACCAATCTTAAAGGGAAAAGTGGCAAAGGTAATTAGACGAACCAACAAGGTTACGGGTAATGTAACCTATGCAGTAGTGGGATACGTAGATGCACGACAATCGTAGTCTGGCTCGCTCAATGTGTGCGCTGGGCGTTAAACTGTCCGCTCTTGGCACTACTGGGACCATAAGTAATCATTACCATGTAGGTCACAGAGTCCATTTAACACGCAATTAGGCATACATGAAGATAGAATGATGACCAATAAGAGCAAAAAGCAGTTGAGGCAAGAGGCTATTCGTGCGGAAATAGCAAAGCGACAGAGTACAAGAGCTAATCTCTCTCCCTTAGACAGAAATCAACTTCTTTCTCTTGTTGAGTATGTAGGGAAAAACATAATTGAAAACGGGCACGAGAACAACTTTCAGTTTTCTGCGCAATGGGCTCGGAGAAACTCGGTTGATCTTGAAAAGCTGACCGACTTCTTAGCAAGTGAACGTATCAATGATGACTGGGACCTGGCCGTGGGTTGTGACCCCTTCGACCTTATGGGTGAAAGTGAAGATCGCCTTTCATGGATGCCTCTTGATCAAACCGAGTTAGAAGATCTTTTGGATTGGTTAGATGAAGCCGTGCAGGAAAGGGGATGCAACCACGATTACACTTTATCGAAGGAATGGCTTTCTAATAACTCTGCAGATACAGCGACGACTTTGATGGCTCTAATGGCAAAAGGAGGCGGTTGTGATTGTGAGATTGTCCTCAATGTTGAGCCAGAAAATATTTACCCGTAAGTGGCTTTGAAAAAAGGTTGCAGCCGCATGAAATCTGGCCGCTTTTGGCACATTTTCGCCTGTTAAGTATTTAAATGTAACTGAATTATGAGCATCGAAAAATTTATTGAATGCGCACAAATCCACGCGGATATGAATTACGGCGACCCCAAGAGCGTCTCAAAAGCAAATTTAGCCGCAGAGACAATGGCAGATATTGCAAAACAACTCATTACCGACAATTGTATGGATGAAGCCCAAAGCATTCTTGATCATGAAGTTGCTGGCCAATGGGGGGCGTTTCTCCTGGTCGATATCTCCGGAGAGAACCAAGAGCTACAGCAGAGATGTATTGCAAAAATCAGGGCAATTGCTGAAGGTGATGGCCCTGAGGCCTTCGGTGCGCAGGTTTGGCTGCGGGAGCGAAACCTTGGATTCAAGTAATAAACATAGACTTTGGAAGCCGTGCGACGTGCTACGAGAGTCAATTGTATCAGTCCGCTCCTGGCACAAAGGGGCGTTAAGTAGCCACAGACATTATGCTAAGAACAAATAAGATCGTACTTGGGCTCATTCTTACCCTGGCTACAGCGCTGGCTGTCTTTGTCTTTAATGTTATGGCGGGCCCAACGATACTTGGCGTTTATTTTGGCGGAGAATTAAATGACAATCTTCGTTTCTCCTTTGAGAGATGTGACGATCAAGAGGATGCTTGGAAGGATTCGATATCAAGGAAATACTGGAACGGCAATACCTTGATAGTGGAAGGATATGCTGTTCCTAACTGCGGAACAACTTGGTTATTCGGTGACTACCACTTGGATGGCAATCACATATCGTTAATATATAAGCCAATTATGCCTTCTCTTGCAGCTTGTGTTTGTGCCTTTGATGTCGAATATCAGATAGCAGGGCTAGAAAAAGGGGATTACACTCTGTCGATAGCTGAAGAGGGCGGAATCTTCGTAGAAGATAGTTGGTATCGCAGATTATTGGATATTGAATAGCAGCAAATTCAAACGGCGCTGGTGTCGTCGCGAAAGGCTCAACGGGAGTCCGCTTTTGGCACGTTGTGGTAAGTACAACTCAAATTCTATGTTCAATCTGCCCAATGCTTACTAACGACTTGATATGACAAAAACCCAATTTAGAATTTTACTTATTACAAGCGTTGCGCTGGCTTTGGTAGCCAGACTTGTGGAATCTGCATTTCCCTCCGTAGGTCTTGAGGAAGCAGTGGCCATGTATTATTCATACTCCCCGGTAGGAGAAAGGGAACAGATAGTAAAGAACTTAGTTCTCGCTGTGTTCGCATTAATCCATATCGCCGGAATTTTGGGGTTATTTTTGTTCAAACGGTGGGGGAGGTATGCCTATTCCGCAGGATTGCTATTAGCGTATATAATGTACTCGGTAACCGGGCTTATTATATATTCCGGTCCAAGTATCTTGCTGTATCAACTTTCCATCTTGTGTTCGGGCGCTGTGATCGCACTTTCCTTCGGGTCATCGGTAGCGGAGTGCTTCAAGAATGAAGCTTAG